AAAATTGATCTTGCGGGGGTTGCAAGTTATGGTGGTTATGCTAATGTTACTGTTGGATACGCGGCATATGCTCTTAGTCTAGCTGCTGGAGGCACAGCAGATCGAGCAAATTACGCAAACAAAGCTGATCTTGTAAGTAGTGCAAATTATGCAGGTTACGCAGGTTATGCTGCTTACGCTGGGGCCGCAGGAGATTCTGTGGCAGTTGGTCTAAACGCTGCAATAGCTGGATATACTCCTGTCGCAGGAAGCGTAAAAATTGGCACTACAGTATATTCAGATAAATCTATAAGTTTATGTTATAATAATTCTGTTGTCACTGGGAAAGTATTAGGATCTTGGTAATTCAAAGTACCAAGAATCATTATTAAATATTAAAATTTCATTTGATGGAAAATGGGTTAAAACAGCTTTTTTAATATAATCTTTAGACCATCCATGTCCGCCAATCGCTTTTATTCTTTTAGTCTTCCAAAAATCTATTTCATCTTTAAAAATTTTAAAATCTGTTTGTCGATCTATATTAATATAAACAAATTCTATTTTTAAAAAATCTGTAAATTCACTTTTTTTGAAAAATTTAACATTTTTAAATTGATAAATATCTGCTCCTAGCTGAGATTCTTTAGGAGATATACATAATACTTCTTTAAAATATTTCGAAAATATTTTTGTATAAGCTCCTTTGCCAGGATTTATTTCTAATAAATTATTATTTAAATTTTTTTTATTTAAAAAATCAGAATAATAATTCATATTAAAAATTTGTTGATCTAGTTTATCAAATAAAATATCTTCCACGACTTGATTAATTTTATCTTTTACCATTTCTGGAGTTATGGATTTAGAGCATTCAAAAATTCTGCTGGTATTTTTGTGCTCTGGGCACCAAATCCAATCAGATTGATCAAATAAAAATTTCTTATTATTAAAGCAAGAATTACAAACAGAATTATTAAAAACTCTATAAGGATTAGAAAATTCAATTTTAGGATTACTAAAACCGCTTATCATTATCACTTTTTTGCCGAGCGCCCAAGCTAGCCAAGACATCCCCGAACCTAAGCCAATAAAAAAATCAGCATTATATATAACATTCGCCATATCTTCTAGGGAAGAAAATACAGATTTATTTTCATTTGCTACATTTTGAGGGATCTGATTCAAATAAGAAATCGAGCCACAAACGTTATTCCGATCAACCGAAAAAACATCATATCCAATATCGTTTAAATAATCAATAATTTGTTCCCATCCTTTTGGATAGTTCCAAAATTTACATTGAGAAGTGCTGTGCGTGGCGATTGCAACATACGGTTTGCCGCTAGGATTGGTGAAATTTTTATTATTTAAATGAATTTTTGGTTTTATTTCTTTATATTTTAAACGCAAAAGCATGCAAACATATTCTTGTAAATTATAATCTTGATGAATATCTAAATCTTTATGAATTTCTGGCTTGTGTACGTGCGAATAAATATAATATCCTAGAGGAATCACTAAATCAAAATTAGAATAATCTATGTCTGGCGGAGATACAAATGTTATATTTGGGTAACTTTTGATAAAGAAATGATTAAAATATCCTGCGCAAGTTACATTGCAATTATTTGTTATTCTGTATTCTTCTACATATGGAACCCAAGCAATATTATCGCCTAAAGCATTAGATTGAAACAATATTAGTACATTTTTTTTCATGGCATCAAAAGATTTAATTTATGTATATAATCATTTTTTTCTTTATTCCCAAAAATTAATCCAATCCCTGCTGCGTGAGCTATATAAGCATTTCTAGCTATATCTTCGGGGGGATATAACCCTTTATATGGTGGATACTCTGGCTCTATTGTGTTAATAGACATAGAATTATAAGCTCGACCTAAATTTTTATGAGGGAAACCATATTTTCTTAAAAAATAATTAAAGATTCCTTGGTCTCCATATGGAGTATGACATTTAAGATTATTTTTAAATATATAATGATGATCTTTCTCCATGAGAATCACTCCAGCGTTATAATACCCGTGAGTCCAATTTATAGCACCAAAATAAGCTTGAAGCTGATACATTTCTTCGCATCGATTAAAGCAGTTGTCGTCATTTTTAGCGCCATCTAAAACTGCGTATAAAAATCCTTTAGGGAACATTTCAAATACATTAGGTATTTTTCTAGAAACAACGCAATCGTTATCTATATATAATAATCTATCAAAATTTTTTAGATGCTTTTTTATATTAAAGCTTTTTTGCACCCATGGATGCAAATTATTGATTTTTATAAAGTCATTAAAATCGGTTTCTATAATAAGCTCGGCCTTCCATTCGTTGGCGACATGCTCTAATCTTGGGCGGACGGCTTTATCAAAAAAATCAAATTCTTTGTCCGGCCCGTCCCAAAAAGAAGTTAGTATGCCTATTTTATCTTTCATTTTAAAAAATAGAAGAAAGAAAAGGGCATTTTGTATTTTTATATATTTTTTCTATATCTTGAGATTGCTCTTTTCTAGAAGACCAAAAAGTTTTTCTGATTGCTGCAAGGACGGCTTTTTCTTTTATTAGATCTTTCTCTGTAACTTCTCTTATTTTTAAATCAAAATTTTGGTCTTTTTTAATTGGTATCATTTTCACTAAAGTAGTACCTGCTGGAAAAAAAATTTGGCCTTCATTTATGTGAATTTGTAAATTTATGTTTATATGTCTCCCAAATTCTGGATTATATATCCCTGGTACAGCAGAGAACCATTGATTATCGGAATAATAATTCGGAAGCATAAGAAAGTACCAACCTTTAGATATTGAAATCCGCCAATTAGACATAATTTTTATTATGTGTGGCCAGGTATCAGTTCTTGAACAACAAAATTCAGGAAATTGAGACCCAGAATGGGACTGTATTTCTGGAGATATTAATTTGCCATTAATAAGGTCTTGAACTTTTGTAGGAGAATCCCATTCATATCTTCCATCTTTATGCAAAATTAATTTTATATCTTGCCAAGTTTTTATATGAATTCCTTGGTCCATAAGTCCTCTGATTCCAGGGCATCTTTCAACACAAAAAGCCGTATTGGTTAAAGCGTTTTCTTCTTTAAGTTTTTTTTTGGTGACTTGAGAATGAGTTTTAACCCATTTGGGCAGAACATCATCTTTTGCTCTAATCGGCGGGCTTAAATTTTCAATCCCAGGAATAACAGAATAAAACTCTATTTTAGGTTTCCCAAAATTAAAAATGGAAAACATATATTAAAAATTAAAGCTTTGTCAAATTCTTGGGATCAAAAGTGGCTATTACCCTGTTCAATTCTGGCACTTCTGCACCTTTTAAATCTGCTCTAGAAATATATTTAAATAATAGTTCTAGCTCTTTTCTAGAAACTACTACGGAATAACGCTCGTCCATATTAATAGCCTGTGGGTTGTTCGCCGTCGCATCATTTTGATTTTGATTCATATTTTTTTATCCTTTCTATTAATTCAAATATTTTCGTTTTGGGTATATCTAATATATTAGATATATTTTCAGAATTTTCAAATTTTTCTTTGATTAATTTGGTTTTCAATGTATCAAAAGATATATTTTTTTCTTTCATTATTTTATCGAGAACTGCGTGTGGTGAAGTTTGATTAATTGGCTGGTCCTCTTCTAAAATTTTTACATCCCCTAATTCTTCTTGACTTACTATATTTATTTTTAAAAAGTTTCTGACGCATCTTACAAACGCTCTATTTTCTGCTATTGCCGCCAGAAAAAACCTTGCAAAACTTTTAGTGTTATTGATTGTTGCATCCGCTAATGCTTCGAACACAATCTCTTGACTGCCGGTTTCATAGTTAGGAAGCCAAGTTATTCTGCATGATGTGGCAAAATAGTTTTCATTAGCTGCCACTACTTTATACTCTACTTTAGAATAACCCCTGATTTGGGCTAGCTCTTTAATCCCTCCAAGTAATATTAAAAGATCTTTATCTTCGAGCTTAGAGACATCTGTCTCTTGAGTTTTTTGACGATTTGGTACAAGATACTCCGATTTGACCATTTTGCGCCAATTAATAGATCCATCATCATTATATACATAATTTATATTTGAATTTTCTAACAATCCATAAATATTTCTAGTATAAATACTTGGCGGGGCTTTGGATAAAGTTTTATTTTCGGCTGGGACAGATTTAATATTATATAATTCTCCGCTTCCAATAGAAACCGTATTGTCTATCATATATAATATGATATTTTATATATATAAATTAGTCAAGAGAAAAAATATAAAAATCTTCTATTGACTCCCAAAATTTTGGGTCATCGTGAATTTGTTCGAGAGGTTTACGAGGCATATTATTATAATAATTATATTCAGAACTGTAGAAATTTGATCCATTATATAATACTCTACAAGTTCTAAAATAAAGATTTTTATTTAACTTAAATTTTTTATTAGTTTTAGAAATATCTTTTTTAACAATAGGGCCATAATCCATCAATTCATATTTTAAATTCTTGATAAAATCATCGTCTTCATATGAAATAAACGTATAATTAATCCCTAAAGATCTCATATTTTTAATAAAATTAAAATCATAATTTTTTTCTAAAATATAAATTATATTTATTATATTTTCTGAACGATTTTTTAATATATTAAAATTAATTGATTTTTTAGTAAAAATTATAGATTTTTTTAAAGATAAAAATTCATTTAAAAAAGCTTCATGGAAATTTATATCCATTCTAACAATTTGATTGTTGATTTGAGATATTGGACCAAAATTAAAACCTTCAGAAGGAATAATTTCGACTTTTTTATTACAAAAATCAGATCCTATATAATGGGTTTGAAAATTGATTTCATTTTTAATATTCAAAAATTTTAAAATATTTTTCGATATTGTTTCTGGCCATAAATTATCGTTTATTTTAAAAAAGTTAACGTCTTCTGATTCCGACCAATATGGTTTTATATTATCGACTTCTCCATCTGAATAAATAGATATAATTTTTTTATTAAAAATTCCGCACATATGCATTTCTATAGTTGGTTCGCCGACATACAAGCTTGATTGGCTGCATATATATCCATTTAGATTAAAATTTTTATTATCGATAAAATGGCTCACATTTTTTAAGCCTTCATTTTCATTTTCGATTATTTGTATAATTTCATATTCGTATTTTTTTAAATCACTTAAAATTAAATCTATTACTTCCTGCCAATATTTATATAAATTATTTTTTAAATTAATTAAAATAAATTTTTTGTAGGGTATGGGTTGATATTTTAAATAAATTTTGGGCTTTTCTATTTTTGAACCTATATTCAGAGCGTAATATGCGGCTGGATGCATATTAAATTATATATTAATTATATAATTATATCAATATTTGTTTTATTTAATTTTAAAAGAGAATTATCTTTAGAAGAATAATTATTTAATTTAAATATATTATCAAATTTATATTCTAATTTTAATTCTCTTAAAAAATCTACATCATTATAAATTTCATTCTTCGCTACAATGTTCTCCATTGGGATTTTGTCTGCAAATAAATTTATATATTTGTGATCTATTGCTAAATATAAATCTGATTGCTTATATATTTGCTGTATTTTTTCTGGTATAGAGAGCGCGTAAATGATATCTAAGTCATTATCAATATTTAAAATTAATAAATTTTTTTTATTTTTTGTATCAAAAATCTTTTTTTCATTTTTTATTTTTAATAAGAAATTATTCAATTCAAATGAAAAATCAAAACTTATCGGCGGTAAACTGTCTAATAATTTTTCTATTTTTGGGCCAATACAAGATATTGAAAATTTTTCTAATGCCCATTTTCTAGAAAGACCCCCGAGTTTTATCCTTTCATTTTTTTTCATGCGATACACTTTATTTATATTATTTTTTATTGATTTTGCGTCTGTAGACGCCTTCTTGAATTCTGTGCCATGCTCCCTATATTCGTGCCATTCTAATGGAATTGTACCATTCACATCTTCGCACATTTCTTCTCCGCAACTATAATTAGTGACTAACGTTATTAATTCAGTTAATTTCGCTTCTTGTATTGGTATTTCTTGGCCTCCACTAGTGAATGGATGACAATATAAATCCATTAAATTATAAATTTCGTTTAATTGCTCTTCTGTAACCCCCAGATTAACACTAGAGGTATTCATAGAGTCTTTTGCGTTGCAAAATTCGCATTTTACTTTTTCTCCGCAAAATGATTGAATTTTATAATTTTTACAGTTAGAACAAATATACGTAGTCAAAATTTCGGAATTTGCCACACCGTATTCTTTACCAAGCTTTTGTATATTCCATCCTTCTTTCCATGAAGTGTGCAATAAGAGAGCGGAATTTTTAACGTCGGGATTTTCTTTTTTCCATAAAGCATATCCCTCTAAAAGATTTGGCACGCTTTTTCTAAGCTGATTTCTGAACACGAATCCTATAATAAAAGTAGATTGATCTATATTAAATTTTTTTCTTAAAGAAGATTTTTGCTCATCTGGCAATTTAAAAAAATGCTTATCATCTATAGGCCCATTAATCGTGATAGGGTGCGCAAATCCTAATTTGTGAAACTCTTTTGTAGCAAAATTGCTCCAAATCCAGTAATTTTTTATATTTTTTGCATGTTCTATCGCGTCTGGTAATAGCGGTAAAGAGTCCAGAGTCGTCCAAATGATTGAATTTATTTTATTAAACCATTTTGAATTAATGGCAAAATCTAAACCCCAAATATCTTGAACCCCAATATATATATCTGGTTTTTCAGATTTAATAAGTTCGTCTAGATATAGGTCTCCATAAGAAGCAGATTTTGATTTTGATACGTCTTTTATTAATTCTTCTAATTCGGATTTTTTGTCGGGAAGACATCCAATAGATTTCCAAGGAGTTCTATTTAATTCAGGATTAGATTTTTGAATTCCGCAACAATAATGGACTATTTCGTATTTATTAGTTTTATATAAATAAGAAATAATTGCTTTAGCGGCTCTGCCGAAGCCAGTTTTTGCTAAAGTAAAATCTGAATGGTATAAAATTTTCTTTTTTGTCACCAAAGTTCGCTATCTTCTTCCGAAGGAGAGCCTGTTTGTTTGGCTTTATCATTTTTTATTTTTTTGATATTTTCTATTCTTTGCGATTCGAAAATTGTATCTAATGCATAAGATAAAAATTGCTTTAAAAGCCTAGCTTCATTAAAATATAAACCTATTAAATATGATTGTTTATTTTCGCTATTTTGTTTATCGGTTTTATTGACTATATAAGAATATCCCACCTGCTTATCGTCTTTCATGTAAGGAGAAAATTTAACTTGTATAGATTGTTTTTCTGAATTATGAAATGCTGAAAATTCGGACTTTCTTTCTATTGCGTCTAAAATCCCAGCAGCCTCTCCTAAAGAAAATTTAATTTTTACACTTTTATTAGGATTATTTTGATTTTCTGAAAATGAGCCAATTTTTTTAGAATCATTCCACGAGCTTTGTTTTATCAACGAGCTCCAGATGGATTGGTCTTTAGGATTTACGGAAAAACTGCAAGCAGTTCCTGTATTTTTACTATTAGGTTTATAAAAAGATATCATCACTATATGATAAGGTTTATTTGTTTATTTGTCAATTTTTAATTCGCTAAGTTTCATATATATTTTATGGTCTTGAATTGCGATTATTTCCGCAAAAACAGCATTTTCTTTCTTAGTTCCTTTAACTATAACTATATTTTTTTCTTGATAATTTTTATTATTATTCAAAGATTTGTTGCTCTCTATGAAATCATTAAATAAAAGCGTATCAATTGTATTCGTTTCATCACCGATTTTAATCCTACAAAATTTTGTTTTTCTTTCATTTTGCGCCACTCCTGTATACACATCTATTACTTCTCCAATAAAGTATACTTTTGCGCCAAACGGTGCGTCCATTATTTGTTGAACCGATGAAAGCTGTTGATTTTTTTCTGCAAAAATATCTCTTAAAGTTTTTTCGTAAGTATACCCTAAAAGCCTTTTTTCGTAATACCAATTTGCGAAACTTTCACTTTTGCTATTTTGATTGTATATGTTTAAATATGGTTCATATTTTTTCTTTATAGTATCTAATCTCGAAGTTTTTATTATAACTTTGCACTTTTCATCAGTAAATTTATTTAAATGTTTTATAATTTTAATTAAATCAAAATCAAATTGTTCTCCAAAAGATATGCAGAATTTTTTTTCTTTTGCGTTCAAAATGTTCCATAATTGGGCTTCTAGGACTATTTTACTTCTGGATTGTTTGAACCCCGTAAGAGCTCCTGCTTGTATTAAAGAGCATAAAACACCGATGTTTAGGTCCGCCTCTTCTGCTGCTTGGAATATTTCAAATTTATTAGAGTATTTATTTCTAAAACTGTTCAGCTTTTCTATAGATTTATCTGAAATTCCTTTAACAGAAAGAAGTCCAAATCTAATGTCATCATTTTCAATCGAAAAATCCATATCAGATTTAATAATATGAGGTCTTAATAATTTAATATTAAATGCGCCCATTTCTTTTTGAATTTTTGATATTTCCCCTATCGGATCTGGTTCATGTCTGGTCATCTTTAATAAAGACAAAAAGAATTCTTTCGGATAATTAAATTTTAAATATATTGTGCAAGCAGCCAAAGCTGCATAAGCTATAGAGTGCGACTTATTGAAAGAATAATTGGCCGAGTCTTCTAAAATTTTCCATAAAATCTGTCCAACTTCTTTGGGCAAGTTATTTTCTTTGATTTTTAATTCAATTTTCTTTTTCCAAGCTTTAATTTCTTCCGTTTTCTTTTTGCCCACAATTCTTCTTAAAATTTCTGCTTCGTCCAAAGTGAACCCAATTTTATTTGCCATTTGCATCAACTGTTCTTGATAAAGAGCTACACCCCCTGTCTGTTTTAAGATATCATCAAAGAATGGGTGAATAACTTCATATTGCTGAGCATTGGTATATCTTGAATAAGTATCAGCGAAATCCAAGGCTCCTGGTCTAGCCAAGGCTAAAACCGCGCTCAGTTCTTCAAGATTTTTAGGTTTCACTTTCTGGCATACTCTAAAATTAGTGTCTGCTTCAATTTGAAATAATCCATGTGGCGTTTTTAGGTCTTGCAAAACTCTATATATCGATGGGTCATTTAAGTCTATATCTGTTATTTTTATCCCTATCTGCTTACAAACGTCATCTACTACGGACACGCTTCTTAGCCCCAAAATATCAAGTTTTATATTGAACAGCGAAACCCAGTTCATATCAAATGATGATACAGACTCTTTATCGCTCGAAAATTCTGTGGGGCACGAATCTTCTAATTTAGAATTAGACAATAAAACGCCAGAAGGATGAACTCCTTTGTTTTTAATCAAATTTCTTAACTTTAAAGCGGTATCATATATAGCTTTATTTTCATCACACCATTTTTTGAATTTAGGGACTTCATTATACGCCTCTTCTATATCTTTCACCTGTCCAAAAATTTTTGGTATAAGCGCGGAGACTGAAGTCATCTCTTGGTCAGATTTTTCTCCTATTATTTTACCGCATTCTTTAATAAGAAGCCTACCACTTAAGCTGTTCAAAGTTAAAATTTTACTAGTTTTTCCTTTAAATTTTTCTTCTAAATGCTGCAAAACCTTGTGTCTATTATAATAGCAAATATCTAAATCGACGTCGCACATCAAGGCGCCGTCTAAATAGGTTATATTATCAATAATTTGCTTTTTAGCTCGAATTTTTGATATAAATCTTTCAAAGTAAAGATTATATTTTAAACTATCTATTTGCGTAACGCCTATTAAAAATAATATTAATGAACCAGCGGCAGAGCCTCGTCCCAACCCTACGGGAATATTATTTTCTTTACAATAATTAATTACATACCAAACTAATAAAATATAATCTATAAATCCTAGCTCTTGGATTGTTTCAAGTTCGTGTTTTATTCTCGCAATATATTCATGATGTTCTTTGGAGTCATTTTTTAAATTTAATTTTTTAAGCCCTTTTAAGGTCAAGGCTCTTAAAAATTCATAATTATAAGCGTCTTCGCTGATTCCGACTTCATGTTTATACTTAAGATCGATATAAAATTCAGGGAGTCTTACTCCATGAAGGGGTAAATTTATATCAGAGAATTGTTCTCCAAAAGATTTTTGATTAATTAAATTCTCCATTGTCTTTCTTTTTTTCTATTTCTTCACTAAAGGCTTTTAATCCCTTTGATAGGATTTTCAATGAGTTGTCATTCTTTAAATTAAAGAAGATATCTGCTTTGCCCTGTTTTTCCCCCTTTTGTATGCTTATTAGTAAATACTCTATATCTCTTTTGTCCAAAAGATCTACTGCATCATAAATATAATCTAGTGAGGACATATTAAATATCAACTTGCCATTTCAATTTATTCCATATTTTTAAATTTAAGTCAAGATCATTTAGCGCATCATGCAATTTTTCGTAATCATGGTCTATGCCATTTTCTTTGCCAAGCGTCGTCAAAGAGCTTTTGACATCTTTTCTTTTTGTATGATATATTTTATATTGATATTCTAAAAAATTGTCGATTCTTTTATACGGAGTATTATATTTAATTCCTCTAGCCAAACAATTTGTATCTATGATTTTATTCATTAAATGCTCCCAATGACAGCCCATCTTTTTATATAAATCTTTTATTAAGTAAATATCGAACCCTAAAATATTGTGTCCCACAATATAATCCGCATGATCAAGCCAATCTTTTATCGTTGGAAAAACCTCTTCTATTTTTACCCCAATTTTTTTCATTTTATTATGATCATACCTAGTTATTCTGGCTGCATCTTCACTAATTTTAAGATCTGTATCCCAATTAATATAATAATTTTTACTGTCAATTTTAAAATCGCCTTTAGCTTTTATCATGCCTACTTGCCATGGTAAATTGTGGCAAAAATTTAAACACAAATTAAAAGTTTCACAATCGATAAAAATATACGTTTTGTTTTTATCGTATCTTAATAAATGCTCATCCATTTTTAATAGCCTCCATCCAGCTTTCAAAAGAAAAATCGTCACTAGTCATATGCTCGATCTCGGGTTTATTTAGAGTAGTTCGAGCGTTAATGCATCTAAAAGTTAAATATGCTTTGAAATCTTTTTTTGATTTATAATATATGCTTTTTGTTTTTAAAATATTATTTTTATTTCGTTTTGTATATTCTATTATTTTCGATTGTATTAATCTGTCAAATGGAAGATTATTATCTTCAAAAAAGAAAATAGGCGCGCAAAAATCAATTTGTGGAGTGCATAATGAATTTCTTAATAAATTATTAAATATAAAAGAATCATAAAATGGTATGCAGAGAATCAAATCTTTCTCATCCCAAATAGATCTTAGAGTTTTATAATCCATCCTTGGCTCGTAGTAGAATCCATATTTTGCCGCAGTACTAAATATTTTAATTAATTTTTTGTAACCATTTTCATTTTTGAAAAAAATAACAAATTTTGAATTCTTTATTCTACTTTCGTCTGTTTTGTCTTCCATGTTATCCGTCACAGTAATTCTCAATCCGTATTTTAAATTAATATTATTTTTCTTGCAATTCGTATATGCTTGTAAAAATGATGTCATATTGTCTTCTACAACGTATAAATTTTTAAAATCATTTTCTTTGGCTATATTAATAATAGAATCTGGGTATAGCTCTGATTCTATTTCGTCTTCAAAAGTCAATATAGATCTTCCAATACTATAATGAGATTTAAATAGGGGTATTATATCCATAGGTTAATTATATTTATAATATTTATCCTGTCAATCTAAAAAATCATCTTTTTTTTGTTCATTATTTGGCATATTCGATTTCCACCTTGGGCATCCATTGTAATTTCTTTTTTCTATTTTAAATCCTTCAGTTTTTTTGAAATTATTCTCCAAATTAGATTCAACAATTTCATTTTTATCATTTAATTTAACATAATATTCGTAAGAATCTTTATAGGGGCATTTCCAACTCCCAATCTGACACATCCATTTATTTTTATCATTATCTGCCGCAAAATTTGTTTTAGCAGAATTTTCATCAAATTTATTTATATAATCATTAACATGCTCTAGATAGTGCTCGAATCCTTTGATTTGTTCTTCTGTAAAGACTAGTTCTTGTATAGGCTGTTTGGGGAATCTTAAGAATAAAAATTTAACTATAGGTTTTAATTTAGGCCATAGTTTTAAACTAGCGAGACTATACATCATAGCTTGAATATTCGCCTGTAAATCATCTCCTCTAAATTTATATTTAGAGCTTTTATAATCAATAATATGCATTTCTTTTTTCTTTTTGATTGGCTTATCAATAAATCCTTTGATATGATATTTTGGATCATCGTTTTTTATTTCAAATGGATATTCTGCTTGTATTATTTTGCCGCCTTTGCCAAAAAAGTCATGTTTTAAGCCGACCATAATCATTTGATTTAAAATGTCAAAATTAGATTCGTCGAGTCCTACTCTGTATTTTAATTTTTTAACTAATTTTTTAACTGCCGCGCTTCCCTCTATTGAGTTTTTTTCTATTATTTTTTCGTAATGATGTTTATGTTTTGGATTTAAAAGTAGCTCAAAGATAGTATGACATATTGTGCCCCTAAGAGCCCCATCATTTTGGGTTTGAGGTACTTTTGCGTGATAATTATTCCAATAAACCCAAGAGCAAGTTTCTAGAGTTTTTATTCTAGAGGCGGATAAAATTTTATTTTTTTCTTCTATTGATTTATTTTTGTTCATTTGTATTGATTTCACTTTTAATGTTAGAAGATAGTTTATTAAAATAATTAATAAATTTTAAAATATTTAAATCGCTTGGTTTTTCTTTTGGACTTATTTCGTCCCATGGGGTATATTTTTTTTTATCAAAAATTATATTATTTAATTCATCATACAGACCATAACAAAAATGATAAAAAGATGGATTTTTCGACCCAAAAATAACAAAACTGGTTGCATCAAAGAGCTCCGATTTTATGCCAAGTTCTCCAAGGGCATATACTAATCCATACATCTCACAAATCCATTCTTTATATAAGGGATTATCTTTGTGTTTATGGTATCTGAAAAAATAAGTCAATTGAAACCATCTATCAATAATATTTCTTAATATATTTTCGTCTAAGAATATCGGGGAGCCAATTGGTCTTAGGTAATTTTCAATTATATTTTCATTAATATATTTTTTATAAAAATAGAAGGTTTTCTTTGCGGTGTGGTCTAGGTTAATGTCTAAATACCCATAATTTTGACCGGCTACGGGAGAGTCTATTAAAAATTTATTTATTAATAAAAAGTCTTGATCAAGTATGATAATTTTACGATTTTTATTTTGACTGTTTTTTAAGAAATCCCAAATTAATGTGATTCTATTGAATGGACTATAGTAATCTCCTTCTACAAGGATTTTTTTTATTTTTTTAGAGCATAAAAAAAATGGATACCTAGGTCTTTTAAAATTTTTTTCGTTCATAACTGCTGCGATAAATTTAATTCTTTTTTCATTTTTATATACATTTAAAAAAGATTCATATAATATATTCGTTTGCCAGTCAACATAGGCGCTATTGTCTTTGGCTACTAAAAAAACAATTTCATTCATAATTTCATAGCCAAGACAAGATTTCTTGCTTGTTCATTTCTCCAAAATCTTTTCTTGTTGGCAATTTTATTTCTAATTGATTTTTATCAAAATATCTTAATAATTTATTTATAGCCTTTTGCGAAGCATTATTACCTGCTTGATTTTTTTCTACATCGTTATTGAATGATATATAAATTTTATTAGGATCAATTTTTAGTAATAAATTTAATATAGATATACTGATTTCTAGACCAAAAGTCACTACAATATTTTTTACGCCACAGTCCCATAAGGCTAAACAATCACCAATGCTTTCTATAATGTAGATCTCCTTTTTTTCTTTTAAAATTTCTAAATTCAAAAAAGTTGGATATATCCAATTAGATTTGTCTCCGAGATGCTTCCATTTGATTTTACTTTCGTTTGTGATGTCTCTGCCTGAAAAGCCAAGAATTTCATCTTTATTATTAATAATTGGAAATACGTATCTATTTTTCATTTTTCCAGCTTTAGCTAGACCGCCTTTAAATAATTTTAAAGTTTGTTCATTTACCCCTCTGTTAATCCAGTAATCATGATTATTTTCTAGTTTAAGAAGTAAGTCTTTATCAAATATTTTTTTATCTTTTATTTTCGGCTGCTCATTTTGATTGATTGGATTATGACAGTAATTCTTTTGTTTCAGCCAAGTTTTAGCCTGATCTTCAGATTCGAGTTTTAAGCTTTTTTTAATTAATAATGGAAAATCTCCGCTTATATTTTCTTTGAAATCAACCCAAAAACCAGTATCTTTATATATTCTTAATACAGTATCGTTGTCGCTTTCTCTGTATAGAGGTTTGGTCCTGTATTCTCTCCCGCAATCCTTCAAAGAATAGCCTATATTAGTAAGTATTTGATATATATTATTTATGTTTTGTTCCATTCTAATGCCTCTGATATTGTCGGAAATTTATATATAAAAATATTTTTACATTCTTCCGCGATTATCCTATGCTCTTTTTGGGTGTTCTTTTCTGTTCTTAAATTTATATAATGTATCCAAGATCTTAAAGAGCCTTTCATATAAATAGTTGTTTGGGTTGTAAGCGGCAAAATCATTCTAGCTACTTCTTTAGCTATACCATTTTCAAGCATAGATTGATAGCAATTATCGCTCAAAGCTAAAACTTCTGCTATTTGATGATTTATGGCATTATACGCTGGACTATTTTTCGGGAGCAAATTTTCACCAACTTGCCTATTTTTATGACCTTGTAATCTTAATTCTATATCTTCATACTCCGTCATCGGGCTATATCTTAAACTAAATTCTTGGAAAGAAAAAGACTTATGTCTTAGAATTTGCGCAGCAATCGCTCTGCTAGTTTTAATTTCTATTGTCATATCTACCATCTCTAATGGTGACCAGTGTTTATGCTGGATTAAAAATTTTAATAATTTTGGCGCAGTTTCTGTATTCATTTGATTAGTTGGGCTACTTACCCTAGCGCAATAAGCTATTAAATCTTCTGAATTATTTATACCAATAATATCTGGCTTTGTGGAAGAGACGAATTTAGTATTCATAAAATTTCTCCATCATTTTGATTTCTGTCGTTTAATTCATATTGCTCTCTTTGCCTTTGCGCTATTGTTTGTAACGAGCCTCTTTCTTCTATTCTAAAATTATGAACGTTATAATTTAAATAATTTTGCGCCCAAATTTGTTTACCGCTAGGATCAAGTCTTCTTACCAAATCTTGGTGTCCCGCAGCCTCTTTGCCTTGAAATCTTGTTTTTGTGGGTATCAATTTATGGGTGCCAAATTCTTGACCATCCAAAGCTAATTCATCTAAAGTTTTTCTTCTAAAAATAGCCACAAAAGACGCGAACCATTGTAACCTATCTGATAAAGCTATAACAGAACTATCATCGACTACATTCGCGGCGGTTCTATTAAAATTTTCTCCGGTTCGATTTAATTGCATGGCCGTTACTATTGGGCATTGTATTTCTTCAGAAATTCTTTTTAGCTTGTCAATTTTTTGACCTATAGCTTGATGCTCTGCCCAGTTTTGGCCGACTTTTTCTCCAGTAAGTTTGACATAATCATACGCAATCAAAGCTTGATTTCCTCTGCCGACCTTAGAAAGATACCATCTCCTAATAATCGAACATATTTGATCTATGTTTTTGCTCCCGACATGGTAATGATAGTATTCCTGATTTTTGACCACGCTCCATGCACTTCTGACTTTGGTGGTCATTTCTTCGTTTTTTCTCCAATTTCCGGTTTCTAAATACCACATTGGTACGTCTGTCATTGATGATATCATTCTTAACTGAATATCTAAAGTTTGCATTTCTGTGTCTAAAATTAAAGTTTTTGTTTTATTTTGAGATATTTTGCTTGTTTTTAAACATATATCATTTATCCACGTTGATTTTCCTTGTCCAGGTCTACTAACTATAGCATATATATTGCCGTTTTTTAATCCGCCATATAATTTGTTAAATTCTTGATATGGTGTGACTAATCCTACCTCTTCTTTTGGAGAGTTTCCTATTTCTTCTATAATATCTTCTACGTTTTCAAAAAGATTTACGGGGTCTTCATTGGATTCATATGAAGAAATTTTATCATTATAAATTGCATCTGCTTCAGATATAATTTTGTCAATAGATTCTTCATTGTTTTGCGATACATATTTTTTAAGTTTTTCGGCGGTTTCGCATATTTCTCTCCGAATTCTTAATTTCATTAGTTCTTTACAAGCATTCATTGTAGCTTCTTCTGTAATTTGAGAGAAGGTCAAATTGTCTATATAATCGTAGATATTTATATCGTCTTTAAATGATATTCCTAAATTTTTAATTTTCTCCGCTAAAAGCACTTTATCAACTTTTTCTCCTTTATATTTTGTGTTTTTATAGACCGCGTATATGGTCGAATGCACATCGTGATAAAAATCATTTTCAGATAAAAAAATATCTATATCTGTAAATAAATTTTGATATTTTATTAATCCGCTTAATACATGGCGCTCAATTTGTAAAGAATAAATCATTCATATAAATCTTAACTATTTATATTTTAAAAGTCAAGACAAGGTTTTTACTAAAATCAATCTTCTTCGTCGTCTTCTGTGTGTTCTGTATTTTTTTTATTTTCTTTATTAATCGCTTCAGCCGTTGCATCAATATTCATTTGATCAACTGTGTTTATCCATGATCCGAGATAATATAATAAAGCCATTGCGTTCATTTGATTATCGAATTTGGTAAAAACTTGAGGGTCTCCCTTATTTGTAAAATTAAACAATATATATCCCCCAAAACTGCACTCATCTAGCTGTTTTAATAACTGAGAAGGAAAATTAAAATTTTTTTTATTTGTCACTGTATATACTTACACATATTTTATAAGTTTAGAAAAAACAGAAATCAAATAATATTTATATTAAAATTTTTATATATATACTCTGCGTTAATTTTTTTTAGGTCTGTTTCGTACAATTCAATGAATTTAAATTCATTCATATTAAGCCATTTTTCTTTTTTTACGTCTCTTTTAATACTTTCTAGATACTTTAATCTTGAATTTTCATGGAAAAACTTATTAAAAGATTCATGCTGATTGCCTTGAATTTCTATTGCTATTTTTTTTGTAGCATTTAAAAAATCTACTTTAAGCAGCGTGCCATAAACAGGAAATTCTTCATATACTATATGATTTTTCCAATATGGATAAAAAAATTGTTTAAATTGAAATTGTAATTTACTTTTACTTTTCGCTTCCCATTTTATCAAATATTTTTTGACATTCTTATTGACTAATTTGTTATTAATATTTAATAGTCTCATTTTAAAATAAACCAAGTTTTAAAAAGATGTTCTTCATTTGTAGAATATACTTTTATTTTTTTCTCTTCTGCGAATTCATCAACTGCTAACTTGACTTGATACGTATACGCCTCGGTCTGCTCATAGTTTAATTTATTTATAGTTTTCATATGCAAAACCTTATTTAAGTAATCATGCCCCGCAAATAATCCTCCTTTTTTTAATTTTGGATACCATAAAGAAATATCTTTTTTTGCCATTTCATAAGAATGATTGGCGTCAATATAAATAAAATCAAAAAAATTATCTTCAAAAAATTTAACCGCATTATCAGAAAAATCTTTAATAATTTTTAATCTATTAAAATAATTTTTATTGTTATTGATTGTAGAAATTAAATTTTCTGCCATTTCTGCATCGCTGGCATTTAATATATCATGATACAGACTTGGATCTTGTGCCTGCCAACAATCTAAAAGGTACAAATTTAAATCTGGACAAGTTTTTAATATTGCATTAGAAAATTCTCCTTTATAAACCCCAACCTCAATTCCATTTCCAGATGGTTGGAATATTTCTATTAATTTTTCCCTAGAAGAAATATTATCTAATAAATTTTCTAGAATTTTATTTGGCGTATGATTAATGCTCTCCACAAAATTAAGAAAGTATAATTGGTGCATAAGCAGTCATTGGATTAAAAATAAAATTATTTAATAAAAAACCACGTAGGCCAAGATTCGTTGGTGGAATTAACTTTTAAATTATTTTCTAAAATAAATTCATCTACTGCTGATTTTACTCCAAAAACTCCATTGCTATTTACTGCATCTACATAATCGTGACCAGCAAATAAACCACCTTTTTTAAGTTTTGGAAACCATTTATTTATATCATTTTTTGCGGCTTCATAACTATGATTTGCGTCAATAAAGATAAAATCAAAAAAATTATCTTGAAAAAAATCTACAAATTCATCAGAGTAACCTTTAATAATTTTAACATTATGAAAAAAATTGGAAACATTAGAAATTGTGTTTTTCATAAATTCGACTTGCGTTTTATTATCTACATTTGATATATCCTGATATATTGAATCTGGTTGATTATCCCAACAATCTAATAGATATAGATTAAGATTATTGCAGTTCTCTAATATATGTTTAGAAAAAGCTCCTTCTTTAACTCCAATCTCAATGCCATTTCCAGTTGGTTTAAGAATTTTAATTAAATTCTCTCTAGAGTCTATATTTTCTAAATTTAACATATTTATGATGTAAGGGCATTAATAAATTTATCATAAAAATAGTCTACAATAGGTTTATTTTCTTCCAAATAAGATCTTAAATTATCAATTCCTTGGTGTTGTTTTTTAAGTTCTAAATTTTGCGTTTTTAATTCTGCGATAATTTCATCAGAAAATGTAACCCATGCACCTTTTGCTATTGCAAATTCCCAAGCTAAAATTTGATCAATTACTTCGTATTCCTTCCATACTGAAGACCCGTCTTTTCTCCCATATTTAATTGGATACTGAACTTTAGAATTAGTGGATTCATTAGTAGATTTTTTGATTGCAATTTTTACATTATGTCCAATAATTTTATTCTTTGACTGATCGTATTTTTCATTCGGTTTCTCTAAAATAAGATCTTTGTTATATTTTGGTTCAAATTCTAAAATCCAATTAGCAAAATGCAAAAGAGCATTTCCACCAGTCGCTGTAGTTTGCCTAATATCTTTATTGGAAGCATACGGATCGAGTTTAATATCCGACCTGACTTGGCTTATGAATATGGCCATATGCCCTCGCTTAGACAAAGCGAGAGAAATTTTTTTCATAAGCATAGATGATATTACCGCTCCGCCTGCGACTTTAGTGGCCTCTGTTAAACTTTTTTGACTATCGCCTTTCGTTATTAAACCGTCTACCGAATCTAATATAAAAATATATCTTTTGTTTTCTTGATTATTTTGGATTAAATCTTTCATTAATTCTGAAACCGTTTCAAAAATATTGCACTCAAAAACAAAACAAGTTCCGTCTTCCCATTGTTCTGGATCAGTAACAAATTTTAGGCCAGACCTTTCTTGAATTTCTTTGCTTAATCTTCCTTCAGCTTTGAAAAGCAATGCTCTAGAATTAGGGACTGACTTCAGAAAATTTTTTGTTACTTCTAGTGCTTCGCTAGTTTTGCCGCCTTCATTCATGCCCAAAAATCTATGTAATCCGGGGGTAAGCCCTCCACCTGTGGCTATGTCTAAATTCAAGCTTCCAGTAGAAACTTTATAATAAATTTCCTCTTCAAAGTTATAATGATCCTCTTTATTCTCTCTTAAAAAAGAGATTAATCTAGATTTAGACGATGGCCCGTCATTTTCTTTAGCTATTGCTTCTTCTTTAGGTTTTCTTCCCATGATCTTATAAATTGTAATAGAGTTTTAGGTTTTTGACAAGTATTTTTATCTTCTCCAACTTTTTTATCTTTAATAGAATAAGATATTCTATTGGTTTCTTTTAAATTTTGTTTTTTGAGTTCTAAATTTATGAATTTAATCCCATCTTCAGTTAAAAACCAGGCTAAACTATTTAATTTTGCTGAATTTAAATTATTCCAAAATTTATCACCTTTGTATTGTTTTATTAATTTTTGTGCTATTTTTATTTCTCTTGGCCAATTTATATTAGTTTGAATATATTTTTTTATAATATATTGGCATAATTTATGACTCGACATAGCTCAAATTTTAATTAACCTTTAATAAGTTGTCAAACAATTTTATATTAATATATTAAAATTAATTTTCTTTAATTGCATTTTCCATCATTCTTTTAATTAATTCATTAAAAGATATTTTTTTTCTCCATCCTAATTCTTTTTGAATTTTTTGCGAAGATCCTAGTAATTTATTAACTTCTGCGGGCCTATATAAATTCGAATTAATTTTAACTAGAATTTGTTTTTTTCTATTTAAATTAATAGTATAAATTTCATTCAAATCTTTTTTTTCGCCATTAAACTCCCAACGACCCGTAATCCCAATTTCTAAAAAACTTTTTTCTACAAATTCTTTTATAGAGTGACTATTTTCAGAGGCTAGTACGTAATCTTTTGGTTCTCCATCATAATTTTGATTATATAAATCTTGATTTAGCATTCTCCAAACGCCATCCATAAAATCTTCTGCATCGCTCCAATCTCTTGTGGCATATATGTTGCCTAACTCCAGTGGAGAGAAATCTATTTTATTATCTATTTGTTTTTTAATTTGAGCTATTTTTTGCACTATTTTTTGGGTGACAAATTCTTGGCCTCTTCTTGGGCCTTCGTGATTAAAAAGCCATCCTTGTATTGCATATAAACTATATGAATCTCTATAAACTTTAACTAATTGTCTAGCGGCGGCTTTGCTGGCTCCATATGGACTTCTTGGGCGAAGAGGATGATTTTCATCTTGCGGGCTATAAATTACATTTCCAAATTCTTCGCTTGATCCAGCTTGATAAAATCTACATGATGGTTTATATAATCTTATTGCTTCTAATATGTCTAAAACTGCTGTGGAATTCGTATTCCATGTTTGTCGAGCAAAATCCCAGCTGCTTGCTACAAAACTTTGTGCAGCAAAATTAATAAAATATTCTGGTTGTATTCTTTCTATTACCCTAGATATAGAATGAGGATCGGTGAGATCAAAATTAATTAATTTAAATCTTTCAGAATTGATATGTTTGATATTTTTGTGATTATACACACTTAGCCTTCTAACGCCGCCAAAAACTAAAAGATTGGTATTTTTTAATAGATAATCCACCATTAAGCTACCATCTTGACCAGTGACGCCAGTAACTATGCATTTCCCCCCATAATGGATCATTTTAGAAGCCTCTTCTATATTTAGAATATTAACTGAATCAATTTTTTTTCCATGATAAGATTCGTTATAATGCATATTGATATAATATTTAATTTAAGTATTCTTTTCCAAAAGTTATTAATTTTTCATTAAAATTTTCAAATATAAATTGTTTATATTTTTTTTGCTCTATAATTTTATCAAAAATATTAGGATTTATTTTCAAATTAAAACAAATTTCTGATGGGCATTTCTCAGATTTAAAATTCAAATCATTAACGTTATTATCATATCTTTGATTTATTATTTCCGAAGAATATCCGTAATTTTTGTATTCAAAATGCTTGTACCACAATTGCTTTAAAGCGTAAAATTTTTTATTTAATGCCTGCAAATGAATAACTCCAAAATCTTTTGTAGCAAAATACGGAAGATTTTTCGGAATAATTCTCCAAGAAGAATGATAATTCGAATTTTTTAAATTTAAATTATTTATATTATTAACATTAGCTAAAAATAAATGATATGAATTTTCATAATACCCATCTGTTCTAAATTGACATAAGTCATTATTAATCACATTAAACCAATAAAAATATATATTTGAATTATCAAAATTATTTAATATATTTTTTAAATTTTTAGAAAGATTTGAAGACAGCAATTCATCAGAATCTATGGAGGCTATATATTTTGCCCCATTTTCTTTACTATAATCAAGCATGAGTTGTCTGCTTTTTGATTCATTAAAATGATCAAATTGATAATTTAATATCTTTAATTTATCATGAGGAATATGACTCGTAATAACGTCTATAGACTTATCTGTAGAATTGTCATTAAAAAAAACAAATTTATCTATATCATAGTTCTTCCATATAGGAAGAACATTGTCTAGCAGTATTTCTTCATTTTTAATCAATGTATTAAAAAATATCATTTATTTTGATTGCTTCTTTTTCGGCTAAATACTTTATATATGATATTCGCCCATATTCATCTACCCCGAGAACGTTTCCATGTCCATCATAAGCTTGACCGATATGAAACTCTTTTATTCTTTCGCCTGATAATTTTGGAAAAGATTTTTTTTCGTAAAATTCATCGTGAACCATGCAAGTATTTTTTATGATGGGGTAGATTTTCTGGGCTAAAAATTTTTGATCAGACTCATAATCGTTACTTTTTGTCCATGAAGATATTAAATCGTTCATATCGGTTATATAAGGATTCTTTAACCCCCACATACCAGCCATTATTGGTCTAGCGTGATATGGATGATCTCTCATAATGTGAGCTATTTTATTTGATTTTTCCCACTCTAATACAGCTTCTTTTTCTCTTTTAGAAAGTCTAGAGTCCGCATCTCTGCTAATAAAGATAGATACTTTGTGGTCGGACGCAGGCAGAAATCTAAATAAGGTAGAAGACCAATTTGGATCCCCAAAAAAAAATTCTATTTCAGTATTATCATAACTTGTTATTTTTTTTATAATTTTAGGACAAACAAATTCATTTATATAAAATCTACAAATCCAATCAGGATAATATATTTTTGCTAATTCTATATTCTGTATTGCGCCAAAAAGATATCTAGTATTATCGCCCCATAAGGAAAATGATATTATTTTTTTCATAACAATTTTAAATATTTTCTTCTCATCTGCGTGACTTCTTCGATCATTCTATTTAAATTTTCTTTATTTGTAGACTTACCATCCGGATTATCATAATACAAACCAATTGGATGATTTAGCATTTTCATTTTCGCCCCATTCGCGCATGCTTTTAACCACATGTCTCCGTCTGCTGCAGATTCATATTTTTCATCAAAAAAACCAAACCTTTCGTGAAGATCTTTCCTCCACATAGGCATGCAATGTGGAGAATTATTCATTAATAAATTATGGAATGAATGTGGTAAACATGGATATATTTTTTCATAAGAATTTTCAATATATTTTTCGTTAGGTATATTAGAAATATAGGTGTATCCATAAATTAAATCTAAAGATTTGTCTTTTGATATTTCCTTATATAATATTTCTAAACCAAAATCAGGCTTTCTATCATCTATGTTCCAATTTGTCACAAACTCTGTGGTGGCCTCTTTTATTGCTATGTTCCAGCATTGATATAATCCTGGATCTTTTTTAAAATTAATAGATTTAGCATTTTTATATTTTAAACAGAATTCTTTTATTTTATTTTGCGTAGAAATATCATCTTCAAAAGCCGCATGGACAAAAATGCAATTAATTTGGTTAAAAATTGTTTGATTTTTTAAATTATTTAAATAACCATCTATAAATTTTTCTCCACGAAAAATAGAAGCAAATACTGTAAGATTTCGTTTAATCAAAAGAGCTCCCGCTAAAACTCATACCATCCTTAGTCATTCCTCCCGTATAAGACCATGTTCCATTAGAAAAAGTAATTCTTCCGGTGGTAGTAGATATAACGGATCCGCCTATCTTGACTTTTTCTACCATAAAATCTGTTCTGAATGTAGGACTACCCGTATAACTAAAAGGAACATTTATTGCACTTAAAATATTGCTGCCAGAAGCTCTTATTGTGTTGCATCCACAATCTTGACTACAAATATCAAAATTATTATAGCTTGAGCCGTACTTGGTCGTACTTCCGCCAGTTATTGAGCTTGCGCTTCTTAATCTAGTTGATGTATAGCCTGTTTGGGCCGCATTACAATAAGTGGAGCTGCCGTCTGGGTTTGTGCCATTTTTAACGTTGCACACGACGCAGCAACTACTACACGAGGCCCAAATGTTTGAGCAACTTCCAGTCTCTGAATAACAATATTGACTTAGAGTACCACAAGCACCACAGCTGCTGTGGGAACCAATAAGTATACTATTTAAATACAAATTATATTGAGGGTTTGGGCAAAAAGTGATATCTGTGACAGAAACTATATAACCATACAAACAATTTCCTCCACAGCACGGTATATAATATGTTCCAGAAGCCATATAAATATATTATATTTTTTATTTTAATAAATCTATAATATATTAATATAATGCACGCTATTGTCATATCTAATAAAAAACAAGATGCAAAAATTGATATTTTTTTTGATGAAAATGCAAAAAGTAAAAATTTTAAAAACTTGGACGATATTACCTTTTTACATAATCAACTAATATCAAAATTAAAATCATTAAATGAAACCGATGGATATGCAATTTGTATTGATTCTAAAGATGGATATGATTTAGGGATAAAAAAAATATCTGATATAGCTGTAGAATTTTTAAATGATAATTATCATGATTGGGATATTATTAACATGTCTTCCATAGGTAATGAAATTTGGTCTGCTCAGAGACCCTTGAAAACTTCAAGAAAATCTTCGTGGGCTTTATCGGAAGATTATATGACTAATAATTTTGTAAAAAAAATATATACATTTCCTAGATATCCTTCTGGAAGAAAGTACTATATGAATACTTATTGCAGTATGTATTTAATAAATTTAAAGAATATAAAAAAAATATATGATATATTGTGCCCAATTAGAATGAATGGAATTTTGATAAATTTTTTGGAGAATTTAAATAAATTAAATTTATATTTTTTAAATTCAAATATAAATAAATTTGAAAGCTATAACAATCCTGGCTCTGCTGATGTCAATTTAGCTTACGATCCCACAATATTTTTTGATTGGTATGGTGGAGACCTAAAAAATAAAATTTTTTATGATAATATCTTTATTTTAAAGATCCATAAATCTTTAGTAAATCCATTAACAGATGAAGAAATATTAAATAGATTCGTGGTAAAAATAGATAAAAAAATTGTCGATCTAGATGAAGTGAAAATAAGATGGGCTACAGATGATTCAAATTATAATATAGAAAATAATTTAATTGAAATAGTCTTCTCTGTAAAAACTTCTTTGCAAAAAATACTTCATTCTAAATACTGGAATAAAGAAATTTTGCTTGAAGCTGTCTATTTATGCCCTCACACTGGTAATAAAATAATAAAAGAAAAAAATCTTTTCTTAAAAAAGATTGACAAAAAGACATAAATATTTATAATTGTAATTGTATCAAGTAGACATACCGCCCAATTAGCGGATAAGGTTTGCCGTACTCCGATAAACGGTAAGTTTTATTAGTTCGCGCGTGGGCAACGCTTCCGGAGCTTGCGACCCAGATAACCATTAATAAAATAATGGGAGTGTAGGTGTAAGGGCTAACACGAGAATGACAGTCCTACCGGTGTCTGATAAGTGTTAGGGAGCCGAAAGGCTTATATGACTCAATTGGGAAGTCGAACTAATAGGCTTTTAAAACCCTACACAGGGAAAGCTCCGCTTTGAAGATCTCATTGGGAAGTTAAATTAGTCTGATTAAGATAAAAATCTTATAATTATTGGAATGAACGTTTATGTTATTAATGTCGAAAATGCAATAATCAGAAAAAATAAAATATCTAAAAATTTAAAAGATTGTGGTTATGATAAAGTTACGTTCTTCAAGGCAGTCGAGCCAAAAGATATTAAAAAATATGAAGAATTATATTCTAAAAATTTTAAATACAAAGAAGGCACTTTAGCTTGCGCTCTATCTCATACTCTATTATTAAAAGAAATAGAGCTTAAAAATTTTTTAACATCTCCAATATTAGTTTTAGAAGATGATATCGTTTTGAATAAAAGCTCGAAATCTATGATTTATCTATTGAATAATTTTTTAAATGACCATGATCAAAATTGGGATATTTTATATCTTAGTTGGGGTCTCCAAAGCAATACTCATAAACTTTGGGAGGGACAGAAGCCTCTAATAATTGAAGAAAAAAAAATAAATAATGATTGGAGTAAAATCGGACAATTAATAAATTTTTATTTTATAAGAAAAATAAAAAAAGAATCAAAAGTTGTAGAATTTTTTGAATGGAGTGATATTTATGTAGATTGGTGTAAAAATGATGTATTCAAATATCGATCATTTCAAAATTTGATAAATCAGTCGGCCTATATTATCAATCCCAAAAGAGTAAACCATATCTTATCAAAGATTTTGCCAATAGATGAAGCGATTGATATTAAAATTTTTAAAAATTTAAATGATATGAATATATATATGCTATCTCCATCTCTAGAAATTGTCAGACCAGATTTAGAAACATCAAAAGACTCATTAAGGTTAGATTCTGATTATAAGAAAGATATTCATTTTTTGTGGCCAAAATATAACGATATTCTTAATAAAAAATATGATTATACTTTTAAAATACTTATGCATAAATCATTAATACATAATGAAGACTATTCTTTTATAAAAGATAAATGTCAATTTTTATTAAATAACAATAAGATAGTTATGGATATTGATATTTCCTATAATGAAGATGATTTTACTGAAATAAGTTTTATTTTAGATAAGGATACGTTATGTTCATTACCGGAGAAAAATAGACTTGAATTTATTTTCGAAACTTTTTGGAGTAAAGAAAAGATTAAAAAAATAATTAATTTTTCGGTTTCTTAGTACACTTTTTTTCTCAAAAATAAAAATGTTAACAACTTTATTAAAAAAAACTTTGTATGGCCTTAAAAGTAATGTAATATATTAGCTGATCTATTATGCAAAAAAATATTAACGTAAAAAAAAGAAGTGGCTCCATTGAAAGATTTGATATAGAAAAAATTCATAGAGTTATAAATTGGGCGGTCAAAGATTTAACTAATGTTAGTTTAACCGATATAGAAATAAATGCTAAAATAAATATAAATGATGGAGTAAAAACTGAAGAAATTCATAAACTTCTAATAGAATCGGCTGCAAGCTTAATTTCTATAGATAAGCCAAATTATCAATATGTAGCCGGAAGACTTTTAAATTATCAATTAAGAAAAGATGTATGGAAAGGCAAGCACGCTCCTAGATTATTAGAGTTTATAAATCAAGGATTAAAAAATAAGATTTATGATTCTATAATTTTAGAAAAATATACAGAAGATGAATTAAATAAAATTGGAGAATTTATAGACCACGAAAGAGATTACATTTTTACTTATGCTGGCATAAAACAATTATGTGATAAATATTTAATCAAAGATCGAGTTAGTGGCGAAATATATGAGACTCCACAGTTTGCCTACATCTTAATAGCTATATACGGTTTTATAAATTATCCATCAAATACAAGATTATCTTATATTAGAAAATTTTATGATGCAATCAGTAAACATAAAATAAATCTTCCGACACCAGTAATGGCTGGCGTAAGAACTCCTAGCAAAAATTACGCTAGTTGTTGTCTGATTGGCATTGATGATACTAGAGAAAGCATTACTGCTAGTGCTACTGCTGTTAGTATGGCTACAGCCAATAGATGCGGAATAGGGATTGATGTATCTAAAATTAGAGCGATTGGTGCTCCTATCAAAAATGGAGAAGTTGTGCATACCGGCCTTATTCCATTTTTAAAAATATATGAAAGCAGCGTAAAAGCTTGGCAGCAAAATGGTTTAAGGGGCGGAAGCGCTACTTGCAATATCCAATGGTGGCATTATGAAATCGAAGATATTGTTGTTTTAAAAAATAACGCTGGCACAGATGATAATCGTGTTCGTAAGCTCGATTATACAGTTGGTATGAGTAAATTATTCTACGATAGAGTTTTGAAAGATGAAGACGTTGCTTTATTTAATACCGCTGAAGTACCAGAATTATATGAAGCCTGGGGCACTAAAAATTTTGATAAAATATACAAAGAATGTGAATCTAAAAAAATAAAAATTAAAAAGAAAATATCTGCGCGTAAATTATTTTCTCTTATTATTAAAGAAAGAGTGGAAACTGGAAGAATATATATCCTTAATGTAGATCACGCTAATGAACATGGAGCTTGGCACGACAAAGTCACAATGAGCAATCTATGTACAGAAGTTATTCATCCCACTATCCCACTGAATGATTATCATGATAAAGAAGGCGAAATCGGCATGTGTATTCTTTCGGCAGTTAATATGCTAGAAATTAAAAACTGGCAAGACCTTGAAAAGACATGCGATCTTATCGTTAGATTTCTTGATGAAATCATTGACCTTCAAGATTATTTTAATATTGCTGCTGAAAATTTTGCAAAAAAACGTCGTAGCCTCGGAATTGGTATAACCAATTTAGCCGCTTATCTCGCTAAAAATGAATTAAAGTATTCATTAGATAAAACGCTTCCAATAATCGATGAATGGATGGAGCATTTTCAATATTATCTCTTAAAATCTAGTTTAGAATTAGCTAAAGAAAAAGGCAAATGCAATAAATTTGATAGGACAAAATATTCAAAAGGCATACTCCCAATTGATACTTATAAAGATAAAGTAGATGATATTTGCAAAAGAAAACTTTCTCTCGATTGGGAAAAACTTAGAAAAGATATTAAAGAATTTGGGCTAAGGCACTCTACGCTATCATCTTGTATGCCTTGCGAAAGTAGTTCGGTTATTCAGTCTTCTACAAATGGAGTCGAACCAATTCGTAGTCTTATTACTTATAAAATGAGTAAAATGGGTAAGCTCCCAGTATTAGTCCCTGGAATTGGAAAATATGATGAAAATTATGAATTAGCTTATGATTTTAAAGATAATTCTGGATTATTAAAAATTAATTCTATTATTCAAAAATATATTGATATGGCTATATCTACAAATTTATATTACAACTATTCTCATTATGAAAATAATATCCTTCCAGACTCTAAAGTAATGAAAGAGATTATGTATGCTTATAGTTTAGGATTAATTAGCTTGTACTATAACAATAGTGATGATGGAGATAAAGAACAACTTATGGATCAGAAAGAAGAAGGTGATTGCTCTTCTGGGGCGTGTAAATTATGATGCATTTAAAACTTATAAATTATGAGCCTGAATATGCCTTAGATCTTCAGGGATGGAATAGCAATCATTTTATTTTTGAAAAATTAATAATAGAATATAAACCTAATATTATAGCAGAAGTAGGATCATGGAAAGGTGCCTCTGCAATTCATATGGCTAATATTTGTAAAAAGAATAACTTAAATTCTAAGATATACTGTATTGATACTTGGCTTGGAGGTTTTGATCACATTTTAAATAATTTTGATGATTTAAAAATAAAGAATGGTTATCCTCAACTATATTATCAATTTTTAAGCAATGTTTTTATCACTAATAATCAAGACTTAATAATACCAATACCGAATACGTCCTATATTGGATATATTTATTTGAAATATAATAATATTAAGCCTAACCTTATTTATATTGATGGTAGTCATGAATATGAGGATGTTGTAAACGATATAAAAAATTATTATGACCTATTAGCCGATGGTGGAGTTATTTTTGGCGATGATTTCCATGATTGTATTTGGCCAGATGTAAAACGTGGCGTTGTAGATTTTTGTAGAAATAAAAATATAAATTTTAAAATAGAAGATGGAAAATGGATAATAAATAAATGAAATCAGTTTTAAATATTAAAAACATAGATCATACAAAACAGCCTCTATTTTTTGGAGAAGACTTAAATCTTCAAAGATATGATCGTTTTAAATATCCTATATTTTTTGAACTTTTCAAAAAACAAGAAGAATTTTTTTGGTGGCCTCACGAAGTCTCATTAAATAAAGATCGTAGCGATTATAAAGATTTAGCTGGACAAGAAAGATTCGTATTTGATACTAATTTAAAATTTCAAACTCTTGGAGATTCAATGCTCTCTCGCAGTATACACTCTCTTAAAGATTATGTCTCTAATCCAGAGTTAGAGATTTGCATGAATACGTGGCAAAGATTTGAAGGTATTCATAGCTATTCATATTCTTATTTATTAAATAATGTGCATCCAGATGCTAGTAAATTTTTTGATAGCATTATGGAAGACAAAGAGATTACGTCTAGAGCGGAATTAATAAGAAATAATTTTGATAAAATTCTTGGCTTAGATGATAAAAAAGATTTAAAACAAAAAATATTTGATTGTGTTCTTTCTGTCAACGTAATGGAAGGACTTGTATTTTATGTTAGTTTTGCTTGTTCTTTTTATTTCGGATATCGCGGTAAAATGGAAGGCAATGCTAAAATTATTAAATTTATTCAAAGAGATGAAGCTTTGCATTTCGGTATTACTCAAAATCTACTCAAAATCTTGAAAGAAGAAGACAAAGAAGGTTTTACTTCGATAGCAAAGAAAAGCGAAGATAAAATATATGCATTTTACGAACAAGCAGCAAAAAATGAAATTGAATGGGCTGAATATCTTTTTAAAAATGGCTCCTTATTGGGTTTAAATGCCGAAGTACTAGGCGGATACGCAAAATGGTTATGCGATAACAGATTGAGATCCTTAGGTTACAAGAAGATATTTAATCAAAAAGAGAATCCTATAGCTGGATGGATGGATAGTTATATGGATAGCAGTAAAGTACAAACCGCTCCTCAAGAAACTGAGCTGCAATCTTATAAAATAGGTGCAAGGAATACTAATATTTCGGATGACGACTTTGAAGATATGAAGTTGTGATTATTTTTTGGTTCTTTAATCCAATGTCTTCTATTTCGTTATACTGACTATTTAGTAAATCATAAATATTTATTATCTTTCTATAGTTAGCAAAATTATTTGCATCCATTATATTTTTAATATCTAGGTTATGATTTGTATTTTCTATGAATGCTTCTATATCAGAAAGCTTGTTTGGATTTATTAAATTTACGTCGGGTTTATTCATTTTTTCAATCCATTTTTGTTTTGATTGAGTTTTGTAATGGTTGATTCTAAGTAAATTATTATTAATTTCATAAGGGTTTAAGCATAAAGTACTTTCTTTTAGATTTTTATATAAATGAGTATGTATTCCTAATTTTATTAAATTTTTTGTATGAACAATCTGTTTGAAATAAAATTTTTTTAATAAATATTCTTGAGCTTCATTTTTACTAAAGTTTTTTTCTTTACATTTTTTTTCTATATTTTGGCGTTTTGTGAATGAGTTAATAATTTTTTTTGGTTGATAAATTATATTATTTCCACCAAATATCAAACTCCATATTATTATTCCTTCTATTTTATTTTTGTAAAGATTATCTAGTATTAAATTTAATTTTTTCGTATATGGACTCCATAAAAATTCATCTAAATCTATTATTCCTAGCCATTCGCTTTCTTTAATCGCTTTTTTAAAATAAAAATTGTATAATTCTGCTTGCCTTCCATAATGAAAATTTTTTAAATTATTCTTATAAATTGAAACCTGTTTTATTTTTATATATGGATTTAGTATATCCATATAATTATCGCTGCTATAATCATCTATTAGATATATATGCTCTATATTTCGATCTAAATGATGTTTTATCCATTCTTCTAGACAATCTGATTCATTTTTGAATATCCCACCTATTGTTAATTTGTATTTCATTAGATTTTACATATATATTATATGTATAATATATAAATATGTGTAATCATAATTATGGAAAGTTTACAATGGTTATTAAATATCAGTTTCGGGGTGTTAGCCTTTTTAGGCGGATGGGTATTTACTAGGCTTTTTTCAGTTATAGATAATCAAGAAAAATTATTAAAAGATATTAATGATAAAACTTTTACTGATTTTATAACTTTAAGAAAAGAAGTAGAAGAGCTTAATAGAAAAAGTCAGCACGAAATATCAGATTTAGCATTAAAAATTAGTACTACTTATGTTACTAAAGAATCTTATGAATCTTATTTTAATAAGTTAGAAAGTAAATTAGATAGAAATTTTGAATATATTCAAGATTTTATAATAAATCATAAAAAAGATTCTTCTAAATGAAAGTAGAAGTTAAAGACAGAGCGATAATCATTGATGATGCTATCAATGCCGATGATATTTCTCTTTTAAAAAATTTAGTTTTTAAATACGCTCAAGATAAATTTGATGAAGCTTTAGAGGCTAGTAAAACTGATAAAGATTTTTATCATTTTCTTGGTATGAATGATTTATATGAAAATAATTTAAGTTTTGAAGAAAAAACTGCGTTAGATAAATGTCATGATATTTTATTTAAAATTTTAAAAATAAGAACTTCTTTTCCAAAATTAGAAAAAGAATTTTATGGAATATCTATTTCCTCTAATCATTCTATGGCTTATCATGCCGATGCCGAAAGACCATTTTGCAGAAATGAATCTCATATGGGATCACCCAATGATTCAGATAATTTAAATTTTAAAAATCCACTAAAGAACGAATGGGAGCCTAATCACACTCCAAATAGAGTTTATACAAGCTTGGTTTATTTAAATGATGATTTTATTGGAGGGGAAACTACTTTACCAATTAAAGAAATCCACGTGAGACCTTTTCCTGGCAAATTATTTGGTTTTCCGTGCTCTAGGGATTATATACACGGAGTAAGGCCAGCAAAAAATGGAGTTAGATTAGCTTTTACCGCTTGGTACGTATACTCTAAAGATCTATATTCTGATTATAAAGATTCGTATGGAAAAGATACTCAGGATGTATGTCCCCCAAGGAAAATAAATAGTTTTTATATCAAATAAAATTCAAATGGATTTTCTGTATCAGACTGAGTAATGATATAACGATTATTGTCTAAACCGCTTAATAATTCAATAGCATAATTAGTTACGATTGGTTGAATCGGTAAATTAGCCCAAACAACATTAGTTCTATTGATTGATCGCAATAAATTATTATAATCTATTTTTATTTGTGCATTAGCGGCTTCTAGAGACTGTTTACTTAGAAGGTTAAAATTATTCATTTTTTCGTTTAAAAAAATGTCTACTTCATCTCCATGAAATAAATTATATCTTAATTGGATATCTATAAATCCCCTCCAATCATATATGCTCATATAATAACCGCTTACAGAATACATGTCATTTTCTATAGTGTTTTCTTCTTGTCGAAAATTATTCATATTTCTTTAATTTTTTTCCTTTCCTTTTTTTAGACCATTGTTCTTTAAATTCTTTTTTCACTGGATCTGCGCCGTAAATTTTTCTTCTTTTCTCTGAAAGTTCTTTGCTCCTATCCCAAAGATCGCCAATCGTACCTTTTTTGCTTTTAGTGAATTCAGAGAATTTCTCTTTTGTGCATTCTGCGCCTAAAGTTCCTTCGGTATTTAATTGAGGGGCAGTAAAAACTCTTTGCCATTCGAAACCGTTCTCATCAATATAAATATGTTCAGCATGGATGCTTTGGACGATCTCTTTATATTTTTTCGTTACTGGGTGCTGAAATATATAAATAGGCATATTATTTTATAATATTAGTAATATTTTTTACTAAATTTTCTGGACTAAAATCTTTCTGCAATTTTAATCCTTGTTCATTTATTTTTTTATTCTTATATAAAGATATAGCTTTTTCGCACGCATCAATAAAATCATCTTCTTTAAAATCAAGAATATTTCCTTGATTATATTTAGAATTTTTTAGAAAATGAATATCATCATAAGCTTCTATTTTTGATGATGGTTTTACCAAAATAGAATTCTCTTTGTCAGCCCAGCTTCTGTAGCCGCTTCCATCCATTATTACTCCATATTTTCCAAGTGCGACTGAATGGAATTCTGGTAAACCCCAACCTTCTCCACCACTCATTCCAATGACTATATCTCCGCTATTTAAAAAATCATTATATAATATATTTTGCTGCATAAAAGACAGAAAAGAGATATTAAAATATTTTTTATCATTTAGAGCTTCATTAAGAATCATTTTTTGCTTGTCTTCTTTTATAAAGGGATTATAAATCGCGCATTGTAATGAATAGTCTTTATTATTGCCATACTTTTTAAGCCAAGCTTTTATTAATTTTACGTGATGCTTTCTTTTTTCTAATTTGCCTACTAAATTAAAAGTGATCCTGTCTTCGAAATATTTTTTATTTGTATTAAAAAAATTATATTTGTCAAAAGCTAATGGCAAATAAAATACATTATCGCACCCTAAATTTTTAAATAGATCCACCGTAGCTTTCGAAGAGAAGCATACCTTGTAATTGTTTTTAACACAATTGATTTCTGATTTAGTAGGAGAATCTAATTCATAGAAACTTAATAATATTTGTTTCTCAGAAAAGCTTTCAATTCCGCCATTTAAATGCCATATTTTAAAAATATTACTACTTCTTTTATGAAAATCTGGAAAATCTTCTATAGCTTTTTTTAGTTTAGAAGCCAATTTTTCATTTATGCTTTGAGAAGACGCATCAACTTGACCTATTGGTGATATCAATAAATCTATATTAGAATCAAATAACGATCTAATTACATTGAATGATAGTTGCCCAAAAGATACAGAATTTAATGGAAGATTTAAAGATACATGCATTTATAATACATCTTCTTCATCCAAAGCGTTTTCATTGTTTAGATTATTTGAAGCAGCAGAAACTGCTTTGGCTGGCTTTACTGGAGCCTTTTTATCCTCTTTTACTTGCGAAGAAGCTGAAGGCGCATTATTCTTATCTTGAGGAACCGACAGGTAAACTCTATAATCTGGGGCTTTAGGATTATCTTTTTTATTCTTATTAGAAAAAACTACAACTTTTAGTTCTCTTTCGATTCCTAATTCGTCTACCTTGACATATCCAGATAGATATTTCTGAGTAGCGCTTTCTCTTTTCCATAAAGCTCCTACGTCTCTTTTAGACCAATCACTTTTGCTATTATTGTTGTTATTATCCATATTTTCTCCTTTTATTATTATTATTAAATAATATCACTATTATTTATACTTGTCAACTTATTTTTTAAAATTTTTATAGTTTTATTATGTAGATTTATTACGGTTTGAGTGCTTAAATTTAATTTTTTGGCTATATCATTCCAAGATCTTTTCTTATCAGAAAAATATCTCATTTTATATATTGTATTTATCCTCTTGTCTTTTAATTTTTGAATTAAACTTAATATCAAATCAGAGTTTTCTTTTATCAAAGAATTAGTAGTCAAGTCCTTTTTTTGTTTTAATTCTATATGATATTTAATTTTTTCGTGATCCATATTAGTTGTGGAAATAGTCTTTTTATTTATGCAATTTAAACAGTGATATCTCATTTGATTACCAAGCCATGTAGAGAATTTAACATTTTTGTTGCAATCAAAATTTAGAGCAGATTTATATATTACCATTAATTTATCAGAAGTTATTTCTTCTGGGCTTAAGCCAACTGAAAGAAAACTATTATAATACTTCCTTATCATTTGATGGCAAATACCGCTATGCCTAGCTTCCAGTTCTAGAAGAGCAGAACTATCCGCATCATTTTTTACTTTTTCAATTAATTCAAAGTCTTGTTTTATACAATTCATATATTTCTTCTAGATTGTTTTTGTATTCTTTATACAAAAGATTTACGTTTTGCTCTGTACACCATGTTATAGAATAATCAGACCGCTTGCTTAAAATAATATCGTTTTTATTTTCTTCTGCATTAGCTGGAGGGATTAATTTGCCTTTAAAAATTCTAGATACATGTATTAAAATGCCATCATTCTCTTTTTTAAGCCAAGAAGATTCGTCATTTTCATATTCTTGATATCTTATATCTGTTATAATAGGTATAAATTTTTCATTTTTATATTCGTTTATATTTAAATTTAATTTTTCTATCCAATATCGTCCATTAGAATTTAATCTTTTTATTTTGCCGTAAGCTACTAAAATTGGGCGGATTAATTCTTTTTCTTCTTGTTTTAAATTAAAAATATTTAAATTAAATTTTTCTCGCACAAAAGGCTCTAAATCTTTTTTAAGAATGTCTGCTAGAGCAAATCTTTTTACTACAATTTTTTTTTCTTTGAAATGATTTTCTATTAAATTAAATAATGTATCTTTCCCAGACGTAGCTACTCCAGTTATTCCAATCATTTCTTTATTGTATGTGTTTAATATCGAAAAGTAAAGATAAAAGTTGATTTTAATATATTTTTAAAATATAATATATTTATGAGAATATCTTTTGAAGATATGGCAATCAAAATTGCAGAAGCAGTATCATTAAGGTCAGAAGACCAACATAAAAAAGTAGGATGTACAATTCTTGATCAAGAAGGCAGATTGTTATCTATAGGATACAACGGCGTTAAACCAAAACAGAAAATACATAAATCGTTTTGGTTGGATAGAAACGAAAGAAGAAAGTATGTTCTTCACGCAGAAGCTAATGCATTGTCATGCATATCTAGGTGTGATAATCCTTATTTATTAGCCACAACGCTTTTGCCTTGTTCTGCTTGCGCCGTTAACATAGCCACATATAATATTAAAAAAGTTCTATACTTGGAAGATTACGAAAAAGATCAAAAATCTTTAGATATTTTTAAATTTTATAATATTAAATTAATTAAGTATAAAAATGTCTAGAAAAATCATATTACAAAATTTTCAATCTCCTGGAGACGTTATGATGCTCACTTCCGCCGTAAGAGATTTAAAAAAAACCTTTCCGGAATGGAAAATAGATGTGAGAACTAGCACTATGGAAATATGGGAGAATAATCCATATTTAACAAAATTAGACGAAAATGATACTAAAGTCGAAATAATTAAATGCGATTATCCTTTAATAAATAAAAGTAATTCTCATCCTTATCACTTTATACATTCGTTTAGAATGTTTATTGAAGATTATTTAAAAGTTAAAATACCTCAAGGCGAATTCAAGGGCGAAATTTTTCTTTCTGATGAAGAAAAAACATGGATAAGCCAAGTGGAAGAAATTGGCATAAAAAATAAATTTTGGATTATAATGTCTGGTGGAAAATATGATTTTACTGCTAAATGGTGGAATCCATTAGAGCATCAAAAAGTCGTAGATTATTTTAAAAATAAAATAACTTTCGTGCAGTGTGGAGAAAGCGATCATTTTCATCCCAAATTAAATAATGTTATTAATTTAATTGGCAAAACGAATACTAGAGAGTTCATTAGATTAATGTATCATTCTGTAGGGGTAATTTCTCCCATAACATTTGCGATGCATTTAGCCGTTGCAGTAGAATCAAAGTATAATCTTAAAAACCGACCAGCAGTAATAATTGCTGGAGGCAGAGAGCCAGCTCAATGGGAAGCTTATCCACACCACAGATTTCTCTCTCTAAACGGAGCCTTAACATGCTGTTCTAACGGCGGATGCTGGAAATCTAGATGCACCAAAGTGGGAGATAAAGACGATAAAGATCAAGATTTGTGTGAATTTCCAGTAGAGATTAATTTTAAAATTAAAAATCCAGCGGAAAATTTTTCTAAAAATCTTTTGATCCCTAAATGCATGGATATGATTAAAGCCGAAGACGTTATTAAAGCCGTTGAGTCTTATTATATTGGAGGAATTTTAGAATATAATTAATTTATATTATATAATATAGCTAATATGATTAGGGATAAGCCACTGCATAATTTTTTATTTGAGATGGATGAAAATAATTTTTTTAAAGATTTAAACGCATATTGCACGCCTTGGATAGACGTTTGTTGCATTTTATCCTTGATAAAATATCATAAGCCAAAAAATTTATTAGAAATTGGAACTCATTATGGACATACTACAAAAATTATTTCTGATAAATTTCCAGAATTAAAAATCACCACAATTGACCCAGGAGATAAAGTCCAATTTGCTGATAGATCTCATATACAGCAGCAAGAATATCTTAGCCAAGACGAGATAGGCAAAATGTTTCGGGGGAATGAAAATATTAATTTAATAAAAGAGGATTTTCATCAAATAGATTTTAAAGAAACTTTTGATTTCATTTTCATAGATGGAGACCATACTTACCCCGCGGTAATAAATGATACAAAAAAAAGTTTAAGTTTATTAAATCCAAAAGGCGTCATTATATGGCACGATTGGGAGAATGTAAAAGATGTTAATGCCGCGTTGAATGAATTTAATTTGCCCAACCCTATTGTCTACCTTCATAATACATGGATTGCATATTATGAATCGTGAAAAACATTTATTTATCCAAAATCAATATTACGAATACAGCTCTTTGGGAGATGCTTGCATGGAAGCTTTTTCGTATTATACAATCGTCAAAAAATATAATCTTGACGCAAAATTTATAATTAAAACTAATCAAATATTTGATGAAATTTGGTATGATCTTTTAGGTAAAGAAAATGTACTCAGATATTTACAAGATGTGCCAGAAGAATATAAATTAGGGAAATTGCATAGGCCTACAGATAAAGACGTAGGATATGGTCAATGGGCGTCGTATGATTTAATAGAAGGATTAATGTGGGAAAACGGTTTTTTTGACACAAAAAATATTAAATACGAGGTTCCTTCCCTCTATAACTGTCGTTTTAATACGAAAAATGTTTTAATATATCCTGACGAAAAAACTGACGGAAACAAAGTTTTTGATTCTGATTTTTGGATTTCTACCTATAAAGATTTAAAAAAACACAATTATAATGTATATTATCTTGGTACAAAAAATAATATTCATTTAAAACCATTTTATGATTCTTGCCGATTTGATATAGAATTTCAGCCTAATATAAAAAATCTTAAAGAATGTATAAATAATTGCACTTTAGCAGTTGGTGCGTCTACGGGCCCAACTTGGTTTTGTCTATTTTCAAATATAAGGCAAATAGTATTTCAATCTAAATCTAGCGCAGGATATTGGAATCTAGAAAGATATCAATTCTCTTTGCAGAAAAAAATCAAATTGATTCCCACTTTTGATGCTACTCTTAGAGATTTAATACATTCTAATAAAATTATTTAAATTATTTATTAATTGACATTTCGATATATTTAATATATAGTTTTTTCATGTCCTATTTCAAAGAAGCATTAGGTTACGATGATATTTCGTTGCTACCAAATTTTTCTGATATAGTTTCTAGAAAAGAAGTTTCCACAAGGAGCAAAATATCAAAATCCAAATACATTGATATACCTATTATATTATCTCCAATGGATACAGTATCTTCTGTAAAAAGTTGTATCAAAATGAATCAGCTTGGCGCAGTTGGAGTTTTACATAGATTTATGTCAGTTGAAGATCAACTCAAAAAATCTATTAAAATAAAAGATCAGAGCAATTTATCGGTAAATGCAATAGGTTTGAAAGACGCAAAAGAAAGAATATCTGCGCTCTCAGAATATACTGATATTTTCTTTTTGGATACAGCAAATGGTTTATCTTCAAGAGTTGAAGAGTTTCTTATCGAATACAAGCAATCTTCTCATAAACAAGATATTATTGTAGGAAATACCTTAACAAAAGAAAGTGTGTATCGTTTAGCTAATTTAAAAGCAGATGGATTTAGACATTTGATTGGCCCAGGCTCTATGTGTTTGACTCAAATAAAAACTGGTATTGGTTGTCCAAGTGTTACAGGTCTTTACTACGGATGGAAAGCTGTTAGAAACTTTCAACTAGCAAATTTAGATTATTTTAGACACGAAAATCCCAAGGAAGAAAATCGTCCAAGTATACTTGCAGACGGAGGAATTAGATATCCTAAAGACTTAGCCAAAGCAATTGCTAGTGGTGCAGACGCAGTAATTTGTGGAAGAATATTTGCTGGATTAGCTGATATTGCGGATGAAGAGAATATAATTGAACAAGATGGAAAAAGATATTTTAAATATAGAGGCATGGCAAGTAAAGATGTAGTAGAAGATTATGAGCTCTATGATGGCTCAAAAAAGAATCTTTTTGTAGAAGGAGATAATGCTTTAATTCCAATTAATGAAAATAAAACTATTGAAGATGTTGTTTATGACTTTGCTAATGGCTTAAGAAGTTCTATGAGTTATTTAGGATTTTCTTCTATTGAAGAAATGCGTGGAGGCTTGTGGACAGATAAAATAAAAGCCGTTAGAGTAAGCGCAAATAATATGTATGAGGGATTTGCTCATGGAAAATAAAAGTTGACTTTTATTTAAAAGAAATATAATATTCAATATATGGGAGATTTTATTAAATATTTAGTAATACTTTTGGTGCTTCTTTGGTCTGTCACATGGAAATCTTTGTCTGAAGAAAATTCCGCAATTTACATTGTAAAAAATGGCAAACTAGTACCATTCAAAAATACTTCAAATTTTTCTGATAATTATTATGGAAGATCAACAAATTCAAATATAGGATTCACTAAAATCATCAAAGATAAAAATGGCAAGGAGATCAATGAATAATGTAAAGTTTAATATTCTAAGAAGAATTATCGGAAAAAAAATGGTAATTGTCGAAGACCATATTAAAAATATTTATTTTTATTCCTATATAGATTCAATTCTAGACGATTCTCATGTTAATATAAAAAATGAAGATGGGTCCTTAAGAAAAATTTCAATTTTTGATATTAGATCTCCAAGCGCGGATTATTCATAATTTTATGGAAGAAAATAATAAAGAATCTACTCAATCAAAAGACGATAGAAAGTATTCGGCTGAAGAACTTGAAAGCTTTTCTAAAATATGTCATATAAGAGGCAACGAATTTTCTCCCATCAGAAGAGCTGCTCCAAAAATTAAAAGAAATGAAAAATGTCCATTCGATTCTAATAAAAAATTTAAAAAATGTTGCGGTGGAAGCGGCTCAAACCATTGCACTAAAATGCTACTAGATTATCTTAATTCTATAAATAATAGCATTTAAAATGCCTTTTTATCAAAAATTAAATTTAACATTTATTGAGATTCCAAGTAATGCGGGAACAGCTATAAATTATTCTTTATTGAAAAAAGAATACGATTTAGAATTTGCCCCCATCAGAGAATATAGAAAAATTTTGTTTGATTCAAATTTCCAAAGAAAATCAATTTACAAAGTATGTCCTTGGTGGATGATCGCTTACGATTATCCCCAATCGATTAATTCTAATATTACATTTGCCATAGTAAGAAATCCATTTGATAGGATGATATCTATTTTTCATAACTTTACTAAATTTAGGGAAAAATATTTAAAATATAGATTATCAGAAGATGACACAAAAAAAGATATTCAAAATAAATTTGATAATTTTATTAAAGAATATCATGCTTGGAGAAATATGGCCGCTGGAGCTGGACTTAATTTAATTGAAATCCTATCGAGAAAAAATCCTGTTATAACAAAAGATATGTATATAGAAAATACTAAAGCGATCAAAGATTATTATTATTACGATCAAGCATATTTTTTGAATAAAGACTTCCAAAAAAATAAAACAATTTTTAGTGAAATTCTTCATAGGGATTGCGATGTAATAAAATATGAAAATTTAAATTTAATTTATCAAAAATATCCTAATATTTTCACCGAAAAAATAGTTTATGAAAATTTTGATAAGCTTAAAAATGGTAAAAGTCAATTAAATAGAATACCATATCAAGCATATTATAGTAAATATACTAAAAAATTTGTCCAAGAACACTTCGAGATAGATTTTTATAATTTTCATTATTCATTTGATTTTAATTTAATATGAATATAGAATTTGTTGATATCATTTTTGGTTTGCAATGGGGAGACGAAGGCAAAGGCAAAATTAGTAATTCAATAGCTAAAAATTATGATATGGTTTGTAGGTGGAATGGTGGGCCAAACGCTGGGCATACAGTTTATATTAATAATAAAAAATATAAAACTCATATTATACCTTGCGGCATTTTTCAAAATAAAGTTAGCGTCATAGGACCAAATTGCGTAATCAATGTAGATAAATTTTATGAAGAAATAGAATATCTCTCTAACCATGGATTCGATACTTCTCTAATAAAAGTTAGCCCAAAAGCTAATATAATTACGGAAAGACATATTGTATATGACAGAATTTATCTCAATAAAAAACTTGGAACCACTGGGCAAGGAATCGCTCCGGCTTATTCAGATAAAGCTTTGAGATGCGGTAAATTGATTGGAAAATATATAGATAAAAAATATTTATGGGATGGAGTTCTCAATGGTAAAATACTTTGCGAAGGCGCGCAAAGTTTTTGGTTAGATATAAATCACGGAAATTATCCATACGTTACGAGTAGTGAAACGCTTCCATATTCCGCTTGTTCTCTTGGTTTTTCTCCGAAAAAAATAAAAGATATAATTGGTGTTGCCAAAGTATATGATACAAAAAGTGGCGTAGATCCATTATTCCCTTCGAGTTTATTTGAAAATCATATAATAAATGAATTGATTGAAATAGGCCAAGAATACGGATCAACCACTGGAAGAAAAAGGTCCGCTAATTGGCTTAGATTAAACTTTCTATCAAAAGCGATAAATGTTTCGGGTGCGACAAAACTAATACTTAATAAATATGATATTTTATCTAAATTAAATGTTTATAAATTATATATTGGAGAAAATGAAACCGATATTATTGATTTTCAAAACTTCGCTAATATGAGTCAATTTATTGAAAAATATATAAAAAGTAATTGTGGAGATATAGAAGTTATTTTTTCTGGAAATAAAAACGGTATTTAAATATTAGATATAATATCTTCTAAAGCCGCTAGGTCTAAAGTGCCAGTCCTTCTTTGTACAAGAGAGTTATTCTTGAAAAATAATAAAGTTGGCACAGAACTTATATCATAATCTAATGATAAATCCCTATGGCCATCAACATCAATTTTAATACATTCAATATTTTTAGAATTTTTTTCTAAAAAAGCGTCCAATACTCGTTTAAACATTTTACATGGACCGCACCATGTAGCTGTAAAATAAATTAAAATAAATTTATTTTTTTCTTTAGAAATAAAATTTTCTATGTATTCTTTTGTCATTTTAATATTTTAAAATATGCCTTACAAATAAATAATTTATAAAAAATCCATTAAAACCGGAAACTATATTAGATAAATATATTGGTAATATTTCACTAAATGGATTCATAAATAAACTTAAGCCTAACGATATCCAAAAACTACTACATTCATGGCACAATAATGGTTTTCTTATATAAGGGATTTTGGCTATAAAATTTCTAAAAGGTCTAGATGCTTCTGTATCTGACCAACCATAAGACAGCGCTAGACAGCTAAAAAGATACATTATATATAATGTCATTTTACATTAAATATACAGTTATAGTTCCATTATTATTATCTAATACAGAAAAAGCGCGAGGATCAAAATGATTTTTTTCTAAAAATTTTACAAAATCGGCCCAAGAATCGTCTCCTTTTTTTACCGTATGAATTCTTGGGAAATTTTTATAAGCATTTTCTCTTTCTTTTGTGTCTTTAATTATAGGAGTACTTTTCTCGATAAGAGCTGGAATAGAAAATAATTTTAAAATAAAATCTTTTTCTTCTTTTGAAGATTGATATTTTTCATTCAAAAATGAACCGACTCTAGTTCGGCAACTGCAATTGCTATTATATTTTGCTGAAGTTAAATCTGCAAGCATTTGTGGATATCTATTCTTTAAGGCCTCCCACGATTCGTCCACTTCTACTAATGCTGGCACAAATGTATGTAATTTATAAATTAAATCTTTATCTTCGATAATTAAATTTTCACTCATATTTTATATTATATATATAATAGTAAAATTTATCTAAAATTTTTGGACCTGCTCGGGGTCGAACCGAGGTCTTTTAATGATTTGAATTAAAATACTACAAGTTTAGCTCTTTTTATTTTTAGCCTTGTGTAGATAAAGAACAAACACACTTAGCGATTTTATTTTGAATATTGAATACTATAAGAATAAAAAAACTTATAATATTCAAACATCTAATAACGCAATATTCCAGTAGATGTGTCGTGGATATCACGCTGTAACTTAGGCTACAGATTCGGTCATCTCAACAAGAGAAACTCTTGCGGAAATATGACCTTTATATTTAGCTGTTTTGGCAGTTAATATAATTAAAACTTTTTAAAGAGACCCGTTTTAACCTCTACTTGCATTTTAATTTTAATTATTAAAATCGAAACCAAATTCAGGCCCAAATTTTAAAGAACTATTCTATATTACATTTTTTATTAGCATTTGTCAATATATTAATATATAATTTAATATGAGTCAAAAGTATTATGCAATTTTCTCTAAAAAAGATAATTTTTTGCACGGGGCTTTTCCCTTTACAAAGGATGGATTAAAACTTGCTAAAAATTATTTGTATAAAATAAGCGGTAAAAATAAAAAAAATTTTTATATCAAAAAAAATTCAAAATAAAACTACGGGATAATGCGCAAGAAGTGTAATTTTCTGTGCCCATGAAAAAATTATTGATTTCTTGCCCCAGCCTCAAAGTGCCTCATGGAGGGATTAGAGTTATTATAGAGTGGGCACGCAGATTATCTAAATGGTATGAAGTTTCTATTTATGTATTAGACGGAAATACGGCATGCGACTGGATAGAAATCCAAAATAACATAAAACTTTTAAAAAATCCGCAATTAAATACATTCGATATTGTTATCATTACTAGTCCACACGCGATATTTTTAGAAGATCAAATTAATAAAAATCAAAAATGTTTTATTTTCGCGCAAATGCTTGAACACTTATTTGACCCTACAAATAAAATTTGGGTTGAAAAATGCAAAAAATTTTATCGGTCCAAATTCCCAATGTTTGCAATTTCTGAATGGAATATAGAATCGATTTATAGAGATTTCGAAAGAAATAAAAATATTTTTTATATTGGAAATGGCGTTAATTTAAAAGATTTTCCAATCAATTTTGGTTTTAAAGATAATAAAACTATATTACTCGAAGGATGGGAGCCTTCTAACATAACGAAAGACACAGAGTATATTGGACCAAGAGTATGTCAGCTTTTAAAAAATAATCACGGGTATAAAATAATTGCTTATTCCAGCAAGAACATACAGCATTTTAAAGATGTTCCAGATGAATATTATGTGAATCCAGATCTAAAAAAAATAAATGAGCTTTATTCTCGCGCAAATATTCTAATAAAAGCTACAAAAATAGACGCAAGAAGCTGCTCTCCTGTAGAAGCTATGACAAAAGGTACGCCAACCGCGAGAGCCATTATGTATGGGGATGACGATTTAATACATGATTATAATTGTTTGAAATCATATTATGACGCTAATCAACTATATTTAAACGCTTTAACTCTTATGCAAAATCAAGAAAAAAAGGAAAGGATGGCACTGCATTGTATAAATTATGTGAAAGCTTTTACTTGGGATTTTTGGATTGGAGAAATACAAAAAATAATATCTACCTATGAATAAAAATAAAATATGTATCGTCTCTTTGATATATTTAGAGCCCCATTGGGAAGAAACGAAAAAAAATATTATTGAATCTGGATATCCAGTTATTTACGTAGATAGAGAAGGGATTGGGTCAATGACTAAAGCTTTTAATAGTTCTATAACAAAAATAAAAGAAAGATTTAAAAATGATTTACCCGAATATTTATTTTTTGTCACAAATATTAATTTTGATAAAAAATTAATTGATAGGCTTATATCCTCTATGGATTCAACTGGTTTCGGCGCCATACACCCCACCCATCAAAGCCATCATAAATCTCATCATTACGCAGACCACAATGAGGTTGTAGAAACGAAATTTATAGAATGGACTTCTCCAATAGTTAAGACAGATCTTTTTTTAAAATTAAATTTAAACGAAAATCATAGGTATTGGTATTTTGATTTAATTTGGAGCTATGAGGCTAAAAAGATGGGATATAAACTAGGAGTAGACCACGGAGCAAAGGTTGGGCACACGTATTTATTGGACAACAAAAGTCATATCATTTCGAAAATAAGAGACGATCTTAGGTGGTATCATAATCCTGAAGAATTAAAAACTTTAATTAAAAATTACGGTTTAAATTGGAAGCAAACATTAATGAAAGATGTTCTTAGTGCGAAAGATATTAATATTAAAGAAATTCGAAAAGAATTATCTTTTTGGAAAACTTTTGTAAAAACAGATAGATTTTTAAAAGATTGGATAGCCGACAGAAAGACTTCTGAATTAGATGAATATGCCTCTGAATTTATTAAAAATGTCAAGCACGACAAGATCTTAGATGTTGGAAGTGGACCAGTATCGATACTCCATGGGCTTTTAAAAAATTCAGATATTACCGCTGTTGATGCGCTCGCTGATTATTATCAGCAAATTTTTAATTTTAAAAAATACAAAATTAATCCTCCAATTTTTAATAGAGCAGAGACTCTTAATTATGAATCAGTTTTTGACATTGTTCATATTTCAAATGCGCTTGATCATTGTCAAGATTTAAATTTAGCTGTAAATAATTTATATAAAGCAGTTAAGCAAAATGGGTATCTTATTATACAAACTTTCGAAAAAGAAGGAACAGAGCAAAAATGGGCAGGATTTCATAAATGGGATATTTCTTACAGTGCTAAAGGGATTTATGCTTTTAGCGAAAATGGGGAGAAGAACTTAATTATAGAAAATAGCAAAATTTATAAAATTAAACGCCAACGGAAACTATATAATAGAATATGGACAATTTTAATAATAAAAAAGATATAAAGAAAATACTTCTAGATTTTGATGGAGTCTTAACTGATGGGAAAATTTTCTACACTCATGATGGAGAACAGTTCAAAGGCATAAATACTAAAGATATTCGTGCGATTAGAGAATTAATTTCTTATGGATACGAAGTAATTATACTTACTGCCAGCAATTGGCCGGGATCTAAATTTTTTGCCAAAAAAACTGGGGCGGAAATAATTGTATTAAAAGATAAAGGTAAATATATACAAAATTTAAAAGAAAAATATATTGCTGTCGGAGATGATGTATGGGATCTATCTTTAATTGAAAAATCTTATCGTTTTTTTGCTCCTAAAAATGCTGATAAAATTTTAAAAAAATATAAAAAAGTAGAATTTTTAAAAACTAATGGTGGCGACGGTATTATAGCAGAATTAGTTTGGCTTCTAAAATAGTGAAATATTTTTTTTCGATAGGAGCCATGTTCAAAAACGAGGCGCCATATTTAAAAGAATGGCTAGAACATTATTTAAATAGAAATATTGATCATTTTTATTTGATTAATGATTGTAGTACTGATAATTATATTGAAATTTTAAATAAATATTCAAAATATATTACTCTTTTTAATGTAGACGAAACTATTTCTGTTACGGGAAGACAAATTTATTTTTATAATAAGTTTTTTAGAACAATTTTAGACAAAACAGCGTGGATTGGAGTGTTTGATATAGACGAATATGTTTGGAGCCCCTACTCATATGATTTTAAAAAATGTGCTAATTTTTTAAATCAAAACCATATTGATTATTATAGAATACCTATGGTTCTTTTTGGAAGCAACAAACACATAGAACAACCCAAAGAAATAGTTAATTCATTTACCAAAAGAATAAATTTTGATAAAGAATATCTTAAGTTTATTCGTCAATGGTGGCAATATAAAAACGTTGCTAAAGCTAATAAGATCATTAGTTTTAAGATTCATGATTATGAGACGGTTGATAGCTGCAATAAAATTTTTCAAAATAATCTAGATTTAAATAAAAATTTATTTAGATTGAATCATTACAGGCTTCAATCAAAGAATAAATGGGAAAATAATTTAAATAAAAGTGATATTAATTTATATATTCCTCCAAGCTCAGAAAATCTTTGTCCAAATGTAAATATAAAATTAAACAATAATCCCTATAATTATAGAACTATGGATTTATTTTACGAAGCAGATAAACATCAAAATCAGATAGAAGATTTAGATTTAATTTATCAAAATAAGTGTAATTCAAATGAAGATGCAAAAAAATATTTTAATATTTAATTATTCAATTTTTTCTGAAGAAGAAAAGAAGAAGAAAACATTAAATAAACCTTTCCGATTGCCCAAAGGTAATAATAAAAAATTTGGAGTATACGTCAAAAATGACAAAGGAAACGTGGTTATGGTTAAATTTGGGGATCCAAATATGGAAATTAAAAGAGATAATCCAGAAAGAAGAAAATCTTATAGAGCTAGACATAATTGCTCAAATCCCGGTCCTAAATGGAAAGCTAATTATTGGAGCTGCAAAATGTGGAGCGCAAAACCAGTAAGTAAAATAGCTGGTTCTTGTGGTAAGCCAAACTGTGGATCAACAGAAGATGCGGAATTTACTTTAGATATGGATCTTCAAGCAAAAAATAAAGGTCTTTGGTATAATATACAACAAAAGAAAAAAAGAATGGGTAAAAATTATAAACCAGCCAAACCAGGGTCTCCTGACCGCCCCAAAAAAGAAGCTTTTGAAAAAGCTCAAGGTGAATACGAATGGGATGGAGAAGAAGAATTTAACCAAGAAGAACTTTTAAAGCTAGATCCTACATTAGCTAACGCAGAAATTATTGAAGAAATTAATTAGGTTTGTGTAAACCAGTATATGCTTGGTATTGGAGATCTAGAATATCTTTCTTATAGAACTGGTCTTACTGAAGAAAAAGTTATTTTATTGTCTGAGTCAGAAAATGATTTAGATCTTATTATTAATGAATTAGCAAAAGAAGAAATAGAAGATGGCCTTCTTCATATTAGTTTTGAGCTTTTTACTAAATTATATGTATACAGAATAAGCTCAGAACTAGATTTTAAAATAAAAGAAAAAAGTTATATTAGTTCTACTATAAGTTCTATATACCCAAAATTAGAAAAACATAAAATAGAAAATGTTACGATACAAGAAGATTGGGAAAGTCTTTGGAAACCAGACGAACAAATAGCTAAATATTATTTCGTATTATTGAGCATGTTTAAAGACAGTTTAGAAAAAAGAAGAAGATCATATCCTAACCCCAATATGTTTTATCTTAAAGCTGTTGAGGGATTTGAGAATGCAGATAAAAAAGAATTAGCATCTCATTTAAAAACTTGGATTAATTTAATACGCAGGATGAGAGAAGAATATTGGGTGTAATCTATATTATAAATATTAAAAATATATTTAATTGGTTTGGATGGAAAAGCAAACTATTTTTAGTTCTACTAGTTAATATTGTTATTTTTTATTTTGGCATAAAAACAGGTTTTGATTTAAAAAAAGAAACTAATTTTACTAATATTCCAAACTCTTGTTTTGTTGATTCTTTAATTTGGGCATCTAAATGTAATTTTTACTTAAATACTCATACTGAAGTTTGGAATAATATATATTGCTATACATTTCATTATAAAGACGATCCAACTTTTCAATTTGGTCATGCTATAACCGCTTTTGAATATAAAGATACATTATGGATTTATGACCCAAATTGGGGCACAATGCCTATTGATGCAAAAGGAAATAGATTAGAATATAATAAAAAAATTAAATCGTATTTAACATCAATTTACAATATAATAGTATTAGAGGACTTTATGGTAGACGATTGGTCTTATATTCAAAGAATAAAACAAAAAAAGATGAACGAAAATCAAACTCAAGTGTCAAAATATTTAGATGAACCAAAAAAGGAGTAAGGAAATATGAAAATAAACCTACTAAAAGGGTTACTAAGAAGCACAGCCGCAAAATTAATTGCGGCTTTTTTAATGTCTGGAGCGGTCCAAGAATCTCAAGCAGTAACGTTCTTATGGAATAATACTGGATCAGCATGGACATCTGGAACCAGTTGGACAAATGGCGTACAACCATCTTCAACTAGTTCTAGCACTACAACAGATGATATTCAATTTAGTAATTATGGAGCAAATAATAATACAGTTATATTAACTTCTACTAGAGCTGCAGCAAGTATGGCATTTCTAACTAATGCTAATGCATATACCGTTAATAGTTCTACTGGAGCTCAAACATTATCAATAAGCAAAGGTCTTACTAATAATTCAACTGCAACTCAAACATTTAATATATTAGTAGAAAATGCTAATGCTAGTAATACTTGGTATCAAACTTCTGGTGGTAGTTTAGTATTTAATAATAATGTCGGTTTAACAACTGCATCTTCTAGTACGGCTAGAACATTGACTTTAGCTGGTGGTGGCACATTCACTTTCAATGCTGGTATTACTCAAGGATTATCTACTGGTGGAAAATTATCAATTAATAACGCTGGTGGAATTGTTAATTTGAATGCTGCAAATACAATGGGTGGTGGAACAGTAATTAGTGCTGGTACAGTTAATATTAGTAATTCTCAAGCATTAGGTACAGGTATTGTTGAGTTAGGCGCAACAACTGGAACTACTTATGGAAATAGTATTTTAAATAATACTAAAGGTTCTGCTCTAACATTAACAGGACTTACAGGAGTATTATGGTCTGGAACAACTCCAGCTGGAATTCAGATTGGAACATCTTCTAGTACAGCTGCAAATAATATAGATTTTGGTAACGGATTAGTAACGACAACTACATCTCGACAAATGAATATTGCTGGTACAGGAGTTACGATTTCCATGGGAACACTAACTACTACAGGTACAGGCAATGGTTACACATTCCAATTTGATGGCACAGGAAATACCATTGACTTAGATGGTTGGAAAATTAGTTCAGCTGCTACTCCTTCACAAAATGTAATACATCAATTAAAAGGCACAGCTAATTTGAACATGGGTACGATTGAGAATGGCACAGCAGGATGGGTGAATGGCATTGAAGTGAATGGTGGCGGTGTTAACAGGTTTACTGGTAACAACACCTACACTGGTACTACTTCTTACTTGAATGGTACTAACATTGTTTCTGGTGACAACAGCGCCGCTACAGGTGCAGTTTCAGTTGCAGGTACTTCTGGTTCAGGCAAAATGCCTTATTTGAGATTAGACAATCCCAATGGTATATCTAGTTCCAGTATCATATCTGGATCCACAAGTACTTCTACAGCAGGTACTATTGACTTTAATGGTGGTACAAATTATGTGTTTAATTCATTTGGCGGAAACAACATGTTCTTCACCAATTCATACAATCAAGCAGCCACAGTCACATTTACAAACGCTGCCAACACCCTTACATCATCTGCTGCTGGTAGCGGTGGCAGACAGTTGATAAACAACAGTACCAATTTGACTATAGTGTTCAATGGTAACGTAGATATTGGTTCTTCTTCTACAGGATTAAGCGATACCTTTGG